CCCCGCCGTTTTTCAGGCCCATCCGGTCGAGAGACACGTCAGGCCGAAGCCCCTGTTGGCGATTCCGCTTGAGGACGCGAAGAGAATGGCGAAGCAGATACTTGGGATAGGGGACTGACTGATGAGTATAGCGTACCAGATGGCATATCATGGGAATGATTCGATATTTGTATGGGGACAGATGGTTCTTCTGGAAGATTCAGAAGTCGAGACCAAGAGAAAGAAAAGAAACGCGATTCTTATCAGGGAACATATTGATCGAGCCCTTGCTCAGGAGAAAGACTGATGGACATTAACGAGATTCAGGAATATCTGAACGAGCAGTACCTGGATCTGCGACTGAATACACAGCATAAATCGATGCCAGTCGAGGTACCAGATGTTATCGAGATCATTGGGCGTATTCAGTATGGGTTTTTCGTAGAGGAACATGGGGCCTCAACGGGTGTAATTGATGCCCGGGTCAAGGAGCATCTGGGTCATCTGATCGATCTTGCCCAACATTCTCTGGATATGTTGAAGATCAAGACCGGCATCAAGCAGGAGATCCTCGGTGTCCAGGCCGTGCTGGTCGAGGGTGGTGAATACTGGGTCAGCGAGACCGATTACGTGACGCTGCTTAACCAGGGCGGCGAGGGGTCACAGTCGGCAGCGTCGATGGAATTCGGGGGCAAGCCGATTAAGTATCACATGCTACTAAGCTGAAGGGGACTGAGATGAACAATGATATAATAACGATTGAGATCGACAAGCGGCACACAACTGCTGATTTTGTGTGGGCGATAACTAAGGGCGGGATAGATGTTGATAAGCCCTTTGATATAATCGAGAGCATGGGTAAATCTTTTGTAGGTTATCCTCTACTCGTGAAGTTCAAACCGACCATCCAGGTGGTCTGGCCGACGAATTGTGTTGTGGGGGTGGCGTGATGACAGATCAAGAAGCCATAGCAGAGATAGAGGAGTGTACCGGGTTGCATGTGTGTATTGACCCGCCACCGCGTATGGCGGACTTGCAAGATCTGTTGGAGACAGTACGGAGGTACGCGTAATGGCACTATACCTGGAAAGGTACAAAAATGGGAATTGATGCCACGATTCTTTATGATTCGATGGAGCCGGGCCAGCAGGACATGCCCCGTGAGGAGTTTATCAAGCAGGTGATGGTCCTGACTAACCCCAAGAGTTTCAAGAAAGACCTGGGTGTGGTGATAAAGAAGAAGCAGGAGTTCAGGACCCGTCAGTTGATGGCGGTTGAATGGAAGAAGAAAATCGATGAGGCGGTAAGATGAAGAGTGAGCAACATATATGGTGGTGTGTACAGCACGATCCCAACGTATGGTTTGATGCCTATCCGTGGGCCTGTGATTCGATGTATTTTCCTAAAGCGGAATGGCTGATGGTAAACTATCCGCGTATCGCAGCAAGGCTTTTCTGGGTCGCGTTGCAACTTCGTGAGTTATATAGATTGCACGCGGAAGGGATGCGAGTATATTACAGAGTGGCGGTGGAATAATGGTTGAATGGTATGTCGAACAAGTCATAATGCGAAAGGATAACCAAGAGCACGTCACTGAACCTATGTTTACCGGTGTTGACATAGACGCCGAGTTTGAGTTCGAGGGCCATGTGCAGTTAACCCAGATCACGAACAACGAGACGAACGCTGTTCACAACGACCGGCAGTATGTCTTAAAGATTCTGTCGATAGATAAACTAGAGAAGCAAGAGTAGGAGGATGAGATGGGACAAGGCACGTACAAAGTAGGCGAAGTGATTGAGGTGACGTATCAGGCAAAGGGGTCTACAACGGGTTTGACCGATGTCGTTATGGAGATATACGACGAAACCGGGGCCAAGGACATACCTATATTCCCGGATGTCATTATGACCGAGGTAGGGTCAACCGGGCGGTATTACGGCGTGTTCACCCCCGATGTTGTTGGAGTGTGGAAAGTGCTGATTGACAGTGCAACCGCGTCTGGTAAGATGGTCAAACAGTTTGATGTTGTATTACATAACATCGACTCTATCGGTGGTGCTGTGGACAGTGTTAAGTCTACAGTTGAGGGTATAACAAGCCGCCCTCTCTTGGGCTAGTCAGACATTTGGGAAGGATGTAATATGGGACAGGAAGTATATCTTAGTGACAACTCAGGCAATCGGGTAGCACCACTCGACAGTGTAAATCCGGTGGCCGCGAGCGGAATAACGCTTGCCACCGGTACGGCGGGTGATGACAAGACCCAGACTCTGGTGGGTGGGCAGATGTATGCTATCACGTTAGTAGGGACTGCCGGGACTGCTATTCTGGCATCGGCTACTGGGGTGACATCAACCGCTGCGAATATCGAGTGGGTATTTCCTGCTGGTCATACCCAGCAGTTCAGGATGCCCATCGACAAGACTACGCTGTACTTCGAGGGCACCGAGAGTACCAAGAATGCGTATGTAAGGAAGTTGGCGGAGTAAGGAGTACAAGTAGTGAGCAATGGACAGCTATCTAATGTAGAAGATGGTGCCTGGGACAAAGTTCGTCATAATTTTGCCAGGATTAAGCGGGATCTGGGACCAACGTCTATTCCTACGTTCGGGGATATCGCCCTTACAGGACTCACAACTGATTCATTGATCTACGCCGCTTCGGGCGGGGTCCTCACATCGTTAGGTGCGGCCTCGAACGGCCAGCTTCCAATAGGCTCTACGGGAGCGACTCCAGTACTGGCGGCTCTGACCGGTACAGCCAATCAAGTTACCGTGACCAACGGTGCTGGGTCGATTACATTATCCACTCCCCAAGATATACACACCGGAGCATCTAATTTCACTGTGGCCGGAGAAACGATTACTGATCTTACAGCATCTCGGCTGATGGCTTCTGATGGATCAAAAGTTTTGTCCTCTGTTTCTGATCTCACTTCCTGGATAGCTGGGACCACCCCCGTTTCTGTCGCCGACGATGGCGACGGTACTGTCACGCTTGACATCAATGCGAATGGTATAAACGACACACACATTGATTGGGGTTCTGGGGCTGGTCAAGTTAATGCAGCGGACGTACCCATAGCCCTCGGCATAGGCTCCCCCACGGTAGACCAAGTTCAAGAGTATTTCGATAATACAGGATCGTCGGGCTACTTCACGGGCGGGGTGTTGAGCGATGGCGGTTCTGGGACATTGGATGTGTCCGCAGGTGAGGGCTTTATCCGCACAACCAACGACGATAATGCACCCCTGGTTTCATTCAAGTTTGCTGGAACTACTGGTTTAGCAATTGCTGACAATACCACCCAATACGTATTCGTAAACGATTCTGGGACGATCAATCTCAGCACCGATGAATTTATAGAAGCTGCTGATAATATTATGCTTGGAGTCGTCACCGACGAGGGCGGTGTAATCTCGCACACATTCAACTTGGGAGTTAGACTTGAGGAATCTATAGGTCAAATGGGGCGGTATATCCGTCACGTTGACGACGTGGTAAGGAACAGGCGAAAGGGCGGTTTGATCTTTGGGCAGTCCGGTGATGCAAATAGATACGTGACTATAACTGCGGGTCAATTAGAGTGGGGCAGAACAAGTTATCCAATTCCAGCGTTTGATACTTCAGGTGCAGACACCTTCGACACATACTCGGCTGGAGGAGTAGAGGCCACTGGTGTTTCTGCTTGGCCAAACACTCAGTATGACAATGCAGGCACGCTGACTGTAATGACAAACAATAGATGGGCGGTTTTGTGGTGGTACATTGAACCAGATGGGCATATAGTACTATTATACGGCAGGGCTCAATATGTTACAGAGGGGCAAGCGGAAGATGAGGAACAACCCGCGTCGTCAATCCCAAACAGATTAAGTTCTGCCAGTGTTATTGCGTCTAAATTCATCTTCAAAAAATCAGAAAATATTGCTGAGAAGGTTGAAACTGCATTTGGAACTCCCTTTACAGGTAGCGGGGTGACAGCACATAATAATTTAGCAGCCTTAGCTTGGACTTCTGCGGGCCATACAGGGACCGTTTCCACCCTTGCAGGCTTCGATGGTGCAGGGGCGGCGTCAGAATACACTGAATCGAATTATCTTCTTGTTGACGGCAGTAGAGCATTGGCTGGTGCTTGGAATATGGGGAGCCAGATTCTTACCAACGTCAACATCGACACGGGTGACATCAATACAGCCGTGACGAATACCGAGTGGGATGCTGCATTTACACACGTCAGTAACGACGGAAGCGATCACTCCTTCATAGATCAATCCGTTCTTATTGTGGCATCGCCGACTTTTGTAGGAATGACCCTTAGTGGGGATTTATCTCTGGGATTTGGAGACTTAGTATCTGAGCAGAACCCTGATACTGTTAACGCAATAAGATTAAAAGGGACTGCTTCTGACGTGGATGTTGTTCTTGGTGCATCAGGTTACTTTGGTATTTGGAATGCAGCGGATACGGTTCAAAATGATAATATTTTTTCTGTTAATAGCCTTGGAAACACAGTCATAGCAGGGGATTTAACAGTTAATGGTAGTATTATAGGCCATGTAATTGGTACTGATGTATTGGCAGAGCAGACGATAGGCATCGCAGATAACAATCTTCTTGAGGTGGATGATGCCGACGCTGCCGACAATGATTTTGCCAAGTTCACGGCAGCGGGATTAGAAGGACGTAGTTTCGCAGAAACCCTCAGTGATCTCTCTGGCCAAGCATCAGCGGCGTTTGATTGGAACGGCCAAGACTTAACGAACGGTGGTGTCCTCTTTTTGACCGAGCAAGCTGAAGCTGAAGCCGTTATTGCGGGCAAGGGGCAGTTTTGGATTAACACCGCTACCCCCAATGAAGCCTACTTTACTGATGACGCAGATACAGATATACGTCTGGGTAATCATTTTGTTGATCGGGGTGATCCATCAGTCCACGATTACAGAGAGACCGACCTTACTCAGGATGGAACTTTTTACGATTTAGACCTTAGTTCTATAGTCCCTGCTGGGGCCGTAGCTGTTCTGCTTAGGCTTATCGTACAAGATGGGATAGTGGATGCTGAGTTGGAATTGAGGAAAAATGGAAATACTAACGCCATCAATGTAGGAAGAATAACCACTATTGTCGCAAACATACCAGCAGTTTTGGACGCTGTTGTGGCCTGCGATTCAAACAGGGTTGTGGAATACAAAACTAAAAATACACCTTTTGATATTATAGCGATAACAGTCAAGGGATGGTGGACGTATGGCACGTAGGAGAAATTAAGGGATAGGAGGTATTATGAAAAGTAAACCACCCGAAAGAAATTTGACCCCGCAAGGAGTCAAGATCAAGGCCGGAAGGCTTCTGACTGATTGCCTGCGTGACATCGGTGGCGAGGCCCACGACATGCCCGATAGTAAGGGCGAACTGGTCTCGAAGGTGCAGTTCCTGGCCCGGTTGTGCTGGGATAAAGCCACTGGTTACACTGAGAAGCACGTTAAGGATGACGGCACAATGGTAGAGATTAACCATGGCTCGGATAAAGCGTTCATCAGTATGATCTGGGAACGCCTTGAGGGTAAGGTTGCCCCGGTGGTCAAGGACGGTGACAAGAAAGCCAAGGTCGCGGATAAGATCGCAGAGCAGAGTATGAGGAGAGCGAATCGACTTGCTGAATGATAACTAAGCGATGTCCAACCTGTAAGCATGTATTGGCAGTTACTTATTTTTGGCCGAACAAGCGTAAATACGACGGCCTTGGATCTGAGTGCAAGGAGTGTCAGCGTATACGCATTAATAGGTGGCGTAAAACTCCAGCAGGTAGGGCATCAAGGAAAGAAGAGTACAGAAAGCAGTATGAGACCGGAAAGATATTAAAGCGGCAATTGAGGGATAAGTACAGTCTTACTGTCGATCAGTATAATAACATGTTTGGTGAGCAGGGTGGTTTATGTGCTATTTGTGATAAATCACTGAAGTATCTGAAGGCCAATGTAGACCACAATCATACGACAGGGAAAGTCAGGGGTTTGCTGTGCAGTAGGTGTAACACACTTTTAGTAGGGTTGGATGATTCAGCATTCCTTAACAGGGCTACAAAATATTTGTTGAAACACGATGATTAACAATTTAGACCAGCTAAAACCAGAATTACCTACTCCATTTCCTAAAGAAGTGGAGGTGTGGACCTGTCCGAAGACTGGGTGGAAGGTTCCCAAGGGAGAGATGGCTAACCTCGCCTATCGAGAGAAGATCCTCCGTGCGGCGGAGAAGGATGAAGGTTTTCAGGCTGATATCATGGCAGCGTGTAAGGAGTCACTGCTTTTGTGGGTGAACGCCTTTTCCTGGACCTTTCATCAGATGGATGTGAAAGACGGGCAGCGGATAATCTCCACGGATGCTGACGTTCCGTTCATTACATGGGAGGTCCAGGATAGGGCGTTCACGGAACTAATTAGATGTCTTGGTGAGTGTAGCAATGAAGAGTTCCTGAAGGCCATAGACATATTATTTGACAAGAGCCGTGATATGGGAGCTAGTTGGGTCTGTATTAATTTCATTCATTGGCTCTGGCTATACCGGGAAAATGCCCAGATGCTGGAATTGTCCAGGACTGAAGATTACGTTGATAAACCGGGTAATATGAAGGCCCTATTCCAGCGGCATGATTACATTAATATCTGGTTGCCAGCCTGGATGACGCCGCCTGATTGTGGGTATAATCAGAAGTACCGGACTAAGATGCACATGAAAAACGCACTTAATGGTGCTTGTATCGATGGTGAGTCTACCACACAACATGCGGCATCTGGTGACAGACGTATTGTCTCTCTGCTTGATGAGTTCGCTAAGGTAGAAAAGGGTGCTTTGATGCGGTCAGCTACGCGAGACGCCAGTTTGGTGCGAATCGTGAACTCGACCGGAGCTGGCCCTGGTACTGAGTACTCGAAGTGGAAGAAGTCCGGGATGATTAAGGTGTTCCCGCTGATGTGGTGGGATCATCCGGATAAGGGCAAGGGACGATATCTGAAACAAGATCCGGTGACTAAAGCCTGGAAGATCCGCTCTCCTTGGTATGATGCCGAGTGTCTGGTCAGGTCGCCGAAGGAGATGGCCCGCGAGATCGACGCCATCGATGTTGAAGCTGGCAGTATGTTTTTCACCATCGAGAACATTGATAAGCACATCGCACTGTTCGGGCGAGAGCCGAAATCACGGTGGGATATTAACTGGAAGAAGGGTATCTCTGATGACAAGATCAAGAACATACTCAGACGTAAAGATGTTACCAAGTGTATGGCAAGACGACGGAAGGATGGACCTCTCCGAATATGGACCAATCTCGTATCAGGTCGTCCAGATCAAACCAAAGACTACATTTTTGGGATTGATATATCGAAAGGCCAGGGAGCTTCCAATTCTGTTGTTTCTATTAAATGCAAGCAGACGAAAGAGAAAATAGCTGAGTGGCGGGACGCCAATACTCCTCCTTATGAACTGGTACGAGTAGCGGCTGCTCTTGCCTTGTGGGTCGGCGGACGGCGTAAACTTCCGCACATGAAGTGGGAAATGAATTTATGTGGTTGGGACTTTGGCGAGATATTGGTCAAGAAGTATTGCTACCCGTATTATTACCGTAACGTGCGAGCGGGTGATGTGCGTGATAAGAAGTCGAAGAAGTTTGGCTGGCACGCCAATACGAACTCGAAGGCTTTGTTATTGGCTAATTATGATAGGGCGTTAGCCCACGGCAATTATTTCAACCACTCGATCTGGGGCCTGGAAGAAGCCAAGATGTATATCAATTATCCGTCCGGCGGGATAGGACCGGCCTGCATGGTCGAGGAGAACCAGTCGGCCCGGAAGACACATGGTGACGTGGTGATCGCTGATGCTTTGACCGTCGAGGACAAAGACGCCAGGGCCGGGAAGCTGACCGCACAGGAAGGACCGCAGACGATGAGATCGGCGGCGTATCGGCGGAAGATACAGAAAGAGAAGCATGGTGTCGGACGCGGCAAGAAACGATTTGACTTCAGGAGATAGGGGTAAGAATGCCAGATATACTAGATCCACGTAAATTAGGTAACGTCGTCAAACAGGGCTTCAGACGTGCCCGCCACTATCGCCGGGCTCGGGCCATGTTCATCAAAGCCTACGTCGGACACTACTACACGAAGAAATTCGGGCTGGTAGGCGACGAGCCGATCAACCTCCTATTCCGAACCATCGCTGCGTTCGTGCCAACTCTGGTGATGAAGAATCCGGTGAACCAACCCAGTACCGAGATCGTTGAGTACAAGCAGTACGCCGAGCTCCTCGGGTGGAGTCTGGACTGGCTGGATGAACAAATTGACTTCAAGGAGATCCTCCGGTATGCGATAACCGACGCACATTTCGGCTATGCGGTACTGAAGACCGGCCTGGCATCGGGTGGCAAGATGCTTCGGTTCGGCGACACATTGATCGATGAGGGTATGGTTTACACTGATAATATCGATCTTGACGATCATGTGATCGATCCTACCTGTAGGGACTGGCGAAAGTCTGCGTTCGAGGGGGATCGAAACCGCATACCGCGACAGATTCTACTGGACGACGATGAGTTCGACCATGACCTTGTGATGAAACTCCCTCGATCCAGGCACCCGGACGCCGGCAGAAAGGTCGAGAAGATATCCCAGCAGAACGTATCCACCCGCGAGATGGATGAACTCCAGGATATGGTGGATATGGTTGAGCTATACGTGCCAGGTGCTGAGGCATTGATTACCATTGCTGATCCTGAGCAGATCATAATGGATGATTTCCTGGCCGCACGCGAGTTCTACGGGCCAAAGGGCGGACCCTATACGAAGCTGGCCCTGACACAACCAGTGCCCGGCAATCCGTATCCGGTGGCTCCCGCTGGTATCTGGTATGATCTGCACATCGTAGCCGGGCAGATGATGAAGAAAGAAGTCGATCAGATGTTACGTCAGAAGGACGTAGGTGTTGTTGATCCTGGTGGAGCAGATGAGGCGGAAGACATCAGAACCGCTGAAGATGGTGATATGGTATTCGGCAATCCCGACTCCGTAAAGATGATGAGTTTTGGTGGACAGAACCCCTCGAATGAGGCGGCAGTCAGGTCCCTCCGCGAGTGGTACAACTACATGGCTGGGAACCCGGATCAGTTGTCCGGTGAGTCCGTTGGGGCCGCGACAGCTACGGGGCAGAGTATCCTCCAAGCGAATCAGGGTGTGAACGTCGAGGACCTGCGGGGTATGGTTTACACAGCGGCTGCTGAGACCGAGGGTAAGCGGGCCTGGTATCTGCATACCGATCCGTTGATCGATCTGCCTTTCAGCCGTAGACAGCCAGGTGGTGAACATATCCAGGTGCGACTGACCCCGGAACAGAGACGCGGTGACTGGCTGGAGTATACGTTCAACCTGAAGCAGCGGTCGATGTCGAGGCTTGATCCTGCTGTCCGGGCTAAACGGATTGCTGAGTTTGGTACGAATGTACTGCCCGGCTTGTGTGCCACGGCGACTCAGGCTATGATGATCGGTTTCCCGTTTAACTTAATTCAGGCGGCTACAGATATAGCTGATGAACTTGGTATCCTGGAGGATGTGCAGGACTGGTTCCACGATCCGGCGTTCTTCCAGAGGATGCAGATGCGTATGGCGATGGGGCCACAGCCAGCGGGCAAGGCAACGGCGGGACCTACTTCTCAGCCGACCGGGAGTCCGAAGAAGCCTTCGACGCCGGCACGAGAACGAAATCAGAGTTTCCAGACTGGCATCCCCGCTGATGCCCAGGCTGCAATACAAGGAGCTTACTAATGTCACGCTATTGTTATCTCTGTCCAGAATGTGGTGAAAGAAAAGAAGTAATCAGATCGATATGTGACCACCCATCAGATATGGTGTGTGGTGAATGCGATAGTATCATGGACCATGATTTCAAAGCAGAAAACGTCTTGGTTGGGGCTGGAAGGAGGAGCTACAGTAAGCCTATAGTGAGTGACAGCTTGGCGATACTACCGGAGCAGATCCCGGAACACCGGAAGATGTTCCCGAATATCGAGGTGACCAAAGAAGGCCAGCCGGTGTTCGATAATTTTTCCGACCATGAGGCGTATCTGAAGAAGTGTAATTTTGAGAAGGTCCCCCAGAAGAAACGTAAAAAAGTAAAGATTTTCTAATCACCTACCCCTCGGCGACGAGGCAGACTGAAAGGAAGAATTATGTTGGAAGGTAATACAAGCGAATACGAAGGAACGTTGAAAGAACTGGATGTTCCGGCGATTGAAAACGAGGAACTGGTAGGTAGTGTAGAAGCCAGACTCGCTAATCTCCGCGACATCACAGACGGAACCAGGAAGAGTGAACCGGCAGAACCAGCGGAGCCTACCCCGAAAGAACCAGAGGAACCAGGTGAACCAGTAGAACCAGGTGAACCTACGGAACCAAAGGAATCGGCAGAATCCGCTGAACCTACCCCGGCTAACAAAACTGGTGACAAGGATGGCGACAAGGAGGATGACGTAGAACTCTCGGATGCTTTTCTGAGAGCGGCTATTCATCGCGGCTGGAAAGAGGAAGATGCCCAGAAATACTTCGAGACTGATCCCGAAGCGGCTAATTCTCTGTTCCAGAATCTGCTGATCGATGTTAACAAGACATCGAGCGAGTGGGCTGCGATAGGCAAAGCGAAGCTTGAAGCAGAGCATAGAGCTGCTGAAGTCCCGGCTGTACCCGTGGTGCCGGTTGAGAAGCCAGGATTCAAGGGTGTAGACGTAGACAGGATGATCAAGGATTACGACCTTGACGACAATACGGCGGCGATACTCAGGGCTCAGAACGAGTCTATTGAAGCTCTGGCCGATTTGGTGCAGCCTGAGAAAGCTATACCGGTAGTACCTGTTGCTCCGATTGTTCCAGCAGCACCTGCGGGACCCGACCCCAACGTGGAACTTGAGATCGAGAATTTCTTCAGTTCAGATAGATTGAAGCCGTTCAACGAGTTCTATGGTACCTTGAAACTGGGCCAGAACTGGGATGATCTCAGCAGTGGACAGCAGGCCAACAGGTGGAAGGTGTTGGAGTACGCTGATTATATAATCGCGGGCTCGGGCATGGATGCAGTTACAGCTATGGATAAAGCACACCTGACCACATCAGAGCCGATCCGTGAACAGGCTATACGCGACAGCATAAAAGCCACGGCGACCAAGCGTAAGAAAAGCATGACGATCCGACCCTCTGACAGTAAGCGATCTGGTAATCAGATTTCCGATGTTGGCGGTGGGGATCAGAAACCGAGAACTCGTGAAGAACTCATCGAATCAGTTGATGAGAAACTAGCAAAAGTTTTTGGATAAACAGAAAGGTAACACACAATGGGTGTTAAAAATTCAGATTTGGTTGATCTCATTGAGACGACTCTGCCTCATCTGCCGAAGCAGTACTTTGAAGTGACCTGGACGAACCAGAACTACGAAGCCTGCCGGATCTATCAGCAGGACCGTATGGAGATTGACGGTGGAACTTCGATCAAACGTAAGTTGATGTTGAACCCGACTGGCAATGCCAGGTACCGGAGACTCTTCGATACTGACGAGCCGGCAGTCGGCGATGTTATGTATGAGATCGATGTTCCCTGGACGCAGATTGGCACGAACTATTCGTGGGATAAGTTGGAGATTCTCCGCAATAAGAACTCAGCCAAGGGTTTTATTCGCCTCTTGGAAACCAGGCGTATTGACGGTCTCTGGAGTTTGGCTGATCTGATCGAGGATCGCTTCTGGAAGGCCCCCGATTCGGCCACTGATGATCTTAATCCTTATGGCGTTCCGTACTACTTGAACTACCTGGACGACGATGCGACTACGGCTGGCTTTAACGGCCAGACCGTCCGGTTTGAGAACGGCACTACGAGTACTGTCGTCGCCGGCCTGGACGGAAACGCCCAGCCGAAGTGGAAGAACTATGCGGCTACATACACCAAGATTGATAACAGCTTTCTGCGAACGTTCCGTACTGCCGTCCTGAAGACTAACTTCAAGGTGCCGAACTTTATCAACGACCCTTCGCAGGTGCGTGGTGGGAAGAAACGTGTCTATACTGATGCTGATAACGCCGTACTGCTTCAGGAACTGGCTGACGCCAAGGATGATAACCACAGGGGCAAGGACGTGCTCGGTAACATTCGCATGGACGAAGGCGGTCTGGTTTTCATCAATCGTCTGCCCGTGCTCTATATCTCGCAGCTTGATGGCATCACTGAGCCGGTCCAGAGTACTGAGACTAAGCCGTTCTATTGTGTTGACTTCGAGAAGTTCGTTCCCTATGTGCAGGATGGCTACTGGATGGAAGAGTCCGAGCCGATGACAGATCGTGGGCAGCATACTACGTTCACCATCTTCCTTGATGGCTCGCACAATAACCTGTGTACGAACCGTAGAACTGCTGGATTTGTCATACATAGGCCCATTACCTCGTAGGCCAACCGATAATTTAGTAAAGGAGAATTTAACATGAGTACTGGACAATTGGCAATGTGGTCTATCGCTACGGCAGACACTGCGGCCTTGATGAAGAAAGTCGTATGGCGACCTGTTACCGCCGCTACGGTTCTCAAGGTCGGCCAGCCTGTTTGCTACAATAGTGACGCCACATCCAACATAAAAGAAGAGACGACTAATCGTCTTAGTAGTGACTTCGGTGGTGAAAATGCCACGACTTTTGCTGAGGGCGCTCAGACGTATAACGCACGGTTTACTCTAGTCGAGGAACCGCTCACTGCTAACCTCCATGCGTTTGCCGGTATAGTCAAGTCGCTCGGGCCGCTAGGTGGAGCCGATGGCGACACCATCGAAATCTGGGAACCCATAGAGGGTTCAGTAGTTCCAGTTTTCTGTGCTCAGAATTGCACGCTCGACAGAACCATTATGGGTATCCGTGACGGTCAAGCCGACATCGACTACCCCGGTAGGGCCGTTGGTGTGGCCAGAGAGACTGTTGATCGCTCCAGCGTCGATGGTTTAGTCTGGATGGAGTTCAAAAAATTTGAGTACAATGCCATAAAGGGTGCCGGTGATAGTGCCTCGAACTCACTGATTGTTGACGATGAGATCACATCGAATAACGTTGTGCTCGATCAGAGAAACTATCGCTTCGATGGTACGGGTCGTGCTAGGGCATTGTATTACGTGGGCGAGATTGCCGGCCTCGGAAATGCGATGTGGGGTATGTGGAAGTTCAGAACGTATGTCAATGCTGCATTGGTAAGTAGCGTTGTGCATGTCGTGACAGCTAATCTGCATTTCAAGGATGCCGCTACCATCGCTGTTACGAGTGGGCATTGGAACTCGGCTTTCTACGGTACAGTAGAGACTGAGGTAACATCTACTGCACCTACTTTGTCGGGTGGAAGTGTCGCCGGTATTTCGCTTGAGTATTATGTTGATGAGTCAGTTGCTGCTCCGGCTAATGCTTACGCGATCTACATTCACGCGGGTACATACAATTGGGATGGTTTAGTAGCTATCAGAAATGCCGGAGATTGTGGTGATGTTGCCACTGTTCAAGCCGGTGACGCCTCTGGTGGTTCTATTCCCATCTACATTGCCGGTACCACCTATTACTTGCACTATTGGACAGCGGCTTCGTAACAATTGAGTTCGTTGCCTGGCCTCCTCTTCTGGGTGAAGAGGGGGTCGGGCCTTTATTAAAAGTTTCACTCAGGAGAAAAGAAATGAAGATCGACACGACAAAAAGTTTAGTAGACATGGATGGTAATGTATTGATCCAGCCCAAGCAAGGTCCGAAGGATGCTGACGGACATGCAGAAGTTATTCAAGAAGAATTAAAAGTCAGGGAGATCCTGGTTAACGCACTGCTCGCTGAGGACCCCAAGAACCCGACACCCGGTACTGAGAAACTGAAGTTATTCAAGCTGGCCCAGAGGATCAACGACAATGACGAGGTTACTCTTGAGTCCGAAGAAGTAACACTTATCAAGAATAGAGTCTTGACTGGATTTACCGTTTTGATAGCCGGTCAGGTAGTGATACTCTTAGAAGGAGACTTAGGTTGAGCGAGCCAACATCAGCGTATTCATACAGTGATCTGGTAGCCAAGGCTGCGAACGAGCAGGGCATAGCTTATTTCGCCGGCGGTACAGGCAAAGCACTGGTACCGGCAGACGATGAATACAGCCTTCAGATTTGTAAGGAGGAGGTCAACGATGCCATCAAGATGTTCATAGCTGATGCCCCTCGTAAGGGCTGGCGGTGGATGCGGAGGCTGATGCGGGTCAACATCGACACGACCAGGGTTACTGGAACTGCTGATGCCGCCGACGCTACGTCACTAACTGATGCTACGCTGGAGACCTCTTATGCCTCAGACGACGACCTCAATACCTGGTGGATCTTCATTCTCACCGGAACGGGTATCGGAAGCTATGCACAGATCACTGACTATACAACGTCTGGAGGCGTTATCACGGTCGCCGGATGGCTTGACCAATATGGAAACACTGGAGGAACTACTCCAGCGGTGGGAGACACATTTGCCATCACCAAATACGAAACCGTAGGCGGTGACATCTCGCGGTACATGCTACCCGAGGATTTCGGCGGCGAAGTCAACAGTAAGATCGAGTACGAGGCAGACACGAATCACTCGGCGATAATCGGTTGGGTCGATGAGGCGATGATCCGGCGTAGACGTGCGGTCAATGTGATCTCGGGATACCCCCGACTGGCCGCGTACCGTCCATTAGAACCTGCGGGCTCCACGCTGTCTAATACGTCAGGCAGTCGTAGATGGGAACTGATACTGGACCCGCAGCCCATCGCCGATGACGTGCTGGAATTTCTCTACACGCTGTACTTCGATAAGCTGGATCTGGAAGCCGGGACCGCCTCTGGTGGTGGTGCCACGACGCTCGTGGATAGCTCACGGGCCGAGGGTGACGACTACTTCAACACATGGCGGATCACAGTGATCGCCGGAACTGGAAAGGGGAGTAATGCAATTGCCACAGACTACACTGGATCATCTGGTACTTTCATTGTCGCCGATTGGCTTAAAGCAGATGGTACTGCTGGCGGTACTGATCCTGATGCTACCTCTATTTATTCCGTTGAGCCAGCAAACAATCGCCACCCTGCGGGTTTCAGATTCGATGAAGCTATATGGGCGGCTGTTAAGTACAAGATCGAAGAGGAGGACGAAGAGATAAACAAGGGATTCACTGAGAAGTACGTAGGTAAGGCTCTGCCGAAGGCATATACTATCGACGGCAGGGGGACGCCAAGAACGCTTGGGTCCATGAATTGGCAAGTTGACTATGTCCATGAGCGTATATTCAGGGACGTGACAAATACAAATTCTGTTTAAGGAGACAATGAAATGCCCGCACGTAGATCGAACATGGCTTATCATATAGCCGAGCAGGTTGCAGATGGTGACGGAGTAAAAGCTGGTAGAGTTTTCGAGCGTGAGATAGAGATCTCGTCCGCAGAGATTAAACTTTTAGTCTCTGCACCTAAAGAACTCGTACCCGCACCCGGACCAGGTAAAGTTATTGAATTTGTATCGGCTGTATTGTTTCTTGATTACAACAGTACGACCTATGATACCAATACGAGTTTGACTGTCCAGACAATAACAGGAAATACGGCCCTAAGCGGTGCAGTAACCGCTACTAATTTCTTGCATAAAACAGCAGATGCCTATACAGTTATGCAAGTATTGTCTACGGTCGCCGGGGTTGTAACGGATGTTAATGATGGAATAGAGTTGGTTGCTATAGGGATTCCTGCAACCGGCAACAGCCCGATGAAGATTAAGGTCTCGTACCGTGTTCACGATTTTAATTAAACTGACGTAGGCGGATGCCTGCGGGGGAGGGCACTCCAGGGAAAGTGACCAAAAGGCCCGCCCCATTTTAAGGAGTTATAATATGGGCTTAACAGCAAGGCAACGGCGTGTATTTGATAAAGATCAATCAGTAGGTAAAAGTATGAAGGAGGCCACCATGCCTAAGATAGTCGAGCCAACAGGTCACCAGCAAGCCAAGATTGATAAGCGGTTGGCAAAAAAGTATCCGCACATGGCTAAAGAGTCATGGGTTAAGATGCTGAAGAAAAAGGTCCAGAAAAAATTAGCTAAACGACGTAGTTCGACCGGGTACAAACTTGCTAAGGCTGGGGTCAGTGAAAAGAAATCTAAGAAGATGGGATACTAATGGCTAAACTGACGTTCCCAACCAACGGCAAACACAATGGATTCCCCACAAGCAAGCAGTCAGCCGGTACGTCGCGGGACATGAACAACGTTCGTCCGTACTGGGACGACAAGATCGTGGGCGGGCAACGTCCTGGTCTGGACAAGTGGGGTGCTGGTGTTCAGGTGGGTGCCGCCGAACAGCCTGTTGTTGCCCTGTGTTCTGTTTCGAGCGTGGTGTAATATGGCTTTATTGGCTTATTACAATCCAGTTTCATCAACTAACCACTCACCTGTTTTTTGGTATTCTAGTATAGATACAAGGCAAAGAACGGGGGTAGTGCTAACAGTGCCTGTTGAATTTAACTGGTCCATCACCCATGTAATTGTGCGTCTGCAAAGAGTAGGAACCATTGTGGATGCTTTAGTTAAAATAACAGACGCGACTACTTATCCTACAGATACTTTGGGTTCAAAAGTATATGATGTTTCCGGTGTTACAATTGCTGCTGGCGGAGAGGACCACCAAATAACATTCGATTCCGCAGTTGCCGTTTCTGCGGGGGCCAAATTTGGGGTTACTATTGAACCCGATGCAATATGGTCTGTTAGCGGAACAAATACTCTACAGTGGAGAACTAATACATCGGCACAGGGCGGAAGTTTTTCCGGGACAAATGCCTTCTCCGCAGGGAACGGAGCAGGTTGGTTTGGCTGGTCAACTTTATCCGGCGGGCGAAGGTATATAATAGAAATTTATGGGACCGCTACATCTGCGGTCCCGGCCAAGGCCACAACTCCAGTACCTGCTGATGACGCTGTAAGCATCATAAAGAACCAGCTTACCACAGGTTGGGCGGATGGTGGCGGCACTGATGACTTTGATGTCTATTTTGGCGTTCAAGGGAGTACTACGCTCAGGGTATCCGGGCAAGCAGGAATATCATGGGTTATAACTGATACGCTGTTATATAACACTGTTTATGAATGGCGGATCGATTCTAATAACAGTGCGGGTACAACTACTGGTGATACCTGGCTGTTTACTATTCTGGTATTCGACCCACCGCTGCCAACTGGTATAACACTAGCCGGTAGTGGTGGCCCAAATGGGGAAGGCACTCCAACTGGTGACGCCAGTGGTGAGAATAATATTGTAACCATACGTAAATTGATTGCTGTGGCTAACAATAAATTTTGGATTGAGGACATTCCATAATGGCGGTAACATTGGCAGAGTATAATACATTGCAGAGGTTAGCCGCCGTAGCCAATAATGAATTTTGGTACGAGGATATTAACGTGGCAGCAGGAACGATGGTAGAACTGGCGGCAGCCAATGGTGACATTGATACCACTGACAACTTGAACATCTTTGAGTACTATCAGAAGGTGATCGTGGTTAATGGTACCAAGCTAAAGATTGCTGATTTTGTCAACACCAAGTTGACGGTCACGGCGTTAACCACAGCACCGACCCGCGGAGCTATAGTCACCCAGTTAACATCCGGGGCGACAATGGTTGTCGATTTTGTTAACGCGGCCAAAACTATAATTTATGGCAAGACAACTAATGGTACGTTCACCACTACTACTGGGCACACGCTGTCTGGTGGGAGCATGGACCCCACAACGAGGGTCCCATCAGCCGTAGCCGAGGCTAGTACTACTCCACATTGGTATGATTACGTCGTTTATCCCGACAGTGCTTCCGGTTCACTCCCTGCTACAGCGTATATCGGTTGCTCTTGGCGAGGGCGTGCTGTACTGTCAGGGAACCCGGACGACCCCCAGCAATGGTATATGAGCCGGCAAGCGGACCATACCGATTTTGCATACGTCGCCAATGACGTACAATCACCAGTAGCTGGTGGTGAAGACCCAAATGTTCCTGGAAAAACTGGTGATGTCGTTCGTGCTTTGATACCGCGTGGCAAAGATTATCTGATACTGGGGTGTGCTACCAGCATGTGGGTATTTGCTGGTGATCCAGCAGATGGGGGAACACTTAGCGAATTGGATGATACGGTGGGGATTTTCGGGGCCAATAGTTGGACACTTGATGAGGACGAGAACCTATACTTCTGGGGAACTGGCGGCGTATATAAAATTTCACGCGGGCTTAATACTGTTGAGAACCTGACGAATATAAGCCTCCCAGGGCTGATAGGCGACGAGGCTGCTGATCCGACTACGCACAGAATTACAATAGCCTATGACCGAAAAAGGTTCGGCCTGGTCATCTGTATTACCAAACTGAGTGACGGATCAAATTCTAATTATTTTTACAGCCTGCCCGAAGTGACCCGTGGTTTCTACCCCGAATCATATCCTGATGAGTGCGGAGCATATTCTTCGTTCTACTATGCCGCCAATGATACAACGTTGCGGGATCTGTTGATTGGTTGCAAGGACGGGTACATTAGGAAGTTTGATGAGGCTGATAAGGACGATGATATAGGGGCCTCAGATCAGGCCATCAGTAGTTATGTTACACTCGGGCCGTTAAAACTGGCAAAAGAAAACAAGGAAGGAATAATTCATTCGATAGCTGGGTACACAGCCGGCGGTGATACCGGGAGTACTGAAGATGACTCTGATGACATAGGGTACAAAGTATTTATGGGTAGATCCTCCGCTAAAGCTGCTGAGAAGGCTGCGGCGAATACAAGTCCTAAGGTATCTGGCACGTTACAGACTCCGGCAAGGCCGAGAGGCCGAACCAAGAAACAAAAGATTAGGGGTGTATATACTTCGATCAGACTGGAAAATACGACGGCGGCTGAAACAATGAGTTTTGATAGGCTGCTCGTCAAGACGCAGCAGAGAGGACGGGTGAAGTAATGGCAGGTTATAGTGCGGCATTAGCGGAAGCACAACGTCATGGCGGAGCAGGAAGAATTATACCTTCTGGACGTGGTAGAAATATTACTTATCGGTTCATGCCGTCAGGACCGGCTCCGGGCCGTACCGGTGGATCATCTATTACTCCTGCGGCGGGTCAGGCATTTTCAAAAGCCATAGCCCAATATCAGCCCGGTGGCAGCTTCGATAAAGGCGTCGAAGCAAAACTGGCCCGAAGTAGGACAAAATCGATGGCCTCCGGGATGCAGAGCTTAGTCGGTTCTGGTCTAGCGGGTACCACAATGGCCGCTGGACTCGGTAAGAAGTTCGATGAAGAAGTTGGTATGCCGACACTAGCTGGGGTCGAGGAGGCCAGGGCAGGTAATCTATCACGTCTGTACGCATCACTCGCCGGCATGGAACAATCTGGGTTTGAGAGTGCTCAGTCCCGCATGCCCAGATTCACTGGTGGTGGAGGTGGAGGCGGGGGTGGTATGGCTGGTGCTCGTAACTCTAATCCGTACATACGGAGCCTGTTGCCCTCTGGATCATTCTTCCGCCAAGGGGCCACAGCAGGTCCAGCTAAAACTGGCGGTTCCCAGGCACTTCTTGCTGAGTATGAAACTGTTTAAGGGGGGCTATCATGGCTAGGACACTACTAAGTGGTGGTGGATTACGAAGACCGGGTGTCACCAGATCCCTGCCGGCATTAGCCCCTGCGGAACCAGGTACCCCAAGTGGCATAGTACAGGGCAGATTGGCACTGAGCAAAAAGCAACTCCAGGACAAGGTCAATTATAATCGTGGACAGATCATAAAGCACGGCAAAGCTCAGGGACTGGATAACACCAGGATCAACGAATCTATCAAACGATTATACGCTAACGCCGATCAGAAGGTTATGAAGTTGACCCAGGCTACTGAGACACAGACCGCTGGTATCGCGGAGATGGATCAGTTCGGTAGGATCGGTGGCGTCACTCCTGATGCCGTGTCACGGGCCAAGTTCAGGATGGTCGGTGGACCTGAAGCTGATCGGATGATCCGAGAACCCAAGGCACCTACTCAGGTAGACCCCATCCGTGAATATGGCACCCTTGATGTCCTGCGTGGCCGTATCGAATCTGATGAGAAACAATTCCGTGTTCACCCAGCAGGACGGATACCCAGTTGGTGGAGATCCAGCAAACAAGGATCGTGGTGGTTCGATGAGAAGCAAGCGATGGAAGAGCTTGAGATCAAAGACCCAACGATGGTTTCATACGATGATAAGGGCAGACCGGTCCAGGGTGCGTGGCGTAAAGCTCGTCCCGAAGAGGTTAAACAATATCGTGATATTATCCGCACCAAAGAGCAAATTAAGCAACAGCAGGACGTGATCCTTAAGGGTCCCGACTTCACGAACCGGTTACGCTCGACTGCTGTCAGGTCTGGCCGCATGGCTGGTGGCCCGCTAGGAGATCAGGTCGCTGATTACATGGAACAGAAACAGGCTGGGCCGCAGGAGTCTGATGACTTCTCCAAGATGAGTGAAGAAGAACTGCGACAGATAGCCGGGGGTAGATAATGCCGATTACATCCGAACAGGCGACAACAGAACTTCGCCGGCGTGCAGCGACTAAGGAACTTGAACGCCGTGAGCAGGAGGTCCCGGAGGAAGGTGGTAGATTCCGTGGTGCCGGTGCTACTGGTATGTGGGAACCTGATAAGCCTAAAGCCAGGCTACGTGATGTACCTGGTATCGCTAAACGCGGTGTGGTCAGTGCTGAACTTGGCGTGGCCAAGGGTGTAGTGGGCACGCTGGACGCTATGCTGAATTTGCCCGCTGAGGACGTGCGTAAGGTAGGTACGCCGTGGGCACCCAGTCAGTTTACTCGCACACCGGAAGAAATCCGAGAACGAACCGAACCGATCCGTGAGGCCAAGCGAAAGATCATATCAGCCCAGAGGAAATTTGGACGTAAATACTCTGGCCCCCTGGCCTGGACGACCCGCGTGGTATCCGAGGCCATACCCTATATGGGCAACGCGATGGTGGGTGGCATCGTTGCCGGTCCTGTAGGGGCCGCTACTGTGGGCTTCGTAGTTGAGGGGGATAACGCCTATGATGAGGCCATCGCCAGCGGTGCTACGGAGCAGCAGGCCCAAACAGAGCGTGTGGTAGTAGGCTCAATCAACGCCGTCATCGAGGCTATTCAGGTCGGCAGGATCTTGAAATTTGCCAAGAGCGGGAAACATTCGCTCAAAGCATTTATCAAGCTGGCCAAGACAAAGGGCCTGTTCATCGCCGGTAAGGAAGGCTTCAAGAACTTCGGACCTGATGCCCTGCGTCTATCCATCGAGGAGTCCATCGAGGAGTTTACACAGGAGGGCGTATCACTCGGCGTACCCGCTGCATTCCGTGGAGAGTACCCGGTGAAGACTGATGGGTCCCCGGACTGGTGGGCCATCGGTGAACGGCTCGGCGAAGCTGCTCTCGGCGGTGCTGTTGCTGCTCCGTTCCTGGGTGGTGCTGGTGCTGTATTAACCGAGGCTGGCCGGGTTAATGGGGATAAACCTGCTGCTCCTGTCGAGGTCCCTGCCGAAATCGTAGCCACGACTGAACCCGTCACCTCCGATCAGGCCATCGGCCAGCAGTACGGCATGATGAACGAGGAGACTGATGCCACGCTTCAGTACGCTGAAGGCCGCTTCCGGGAACTGAAGAATAAGGATGACCGGTCGGCCAAGGAGCGGAGGGAACTAACCTTCTTAAAGAAGCAGAGAGCGAATGTAGAAGCCCTGTTGGATGACGCCACGTCTAAAAAGCCGCTGGTGCCCGGCCTGGTCACGCCTGAAGGCAAACGCATCACCCCGGCCACAATGATCGTGGATCAGTTGGAAACCCTACCCAGGATCCAGCCAACTGAAGGCGAACGGCGGAGGATGGGTAAGGTGGGTAAACTCTTGACGGAAGCCAAGCGATGGGGTACCTATTACGGGCTAAATGAAGATATGATGCTGAAACTCACCGAGCGGTTAGACCAGTATATGGAGAGTGGTCCAATCAAGCGGTTCGTGTACCACCCCATAAAGAATTCCAATGCAAGAGCCCGTGATAACAGTAAGAAGATAATGTCAGGATTCGTTAAGACCTTCGAGGACCTCGGTATTGATTTCGGGAAGATGATATTCAATGAACGTAACGATGTCGTAGCTGGGTTCCCGTTGACTGACACGGAAAGAATTGGCATGTATGTGTTGGCACAGAATGAAAAGGGCCGCAAGCGTGTTGAGCCCTGGTTTGAGGATGAGGAGATTGACAACGCCCAGGCCGTGAATCAGGTCATCAAGTCGGTCGAGATATCTGATGAAGAGATGGCCATCGTACAGGAGATCCAGACCTATATAGATACCATGAGCCCGAGGTTCTTCGCTGCTGCCGAACGTATGGGCATTGAAGACATCACAAAAGAAGACTTCTACATGATGCTTCTCACCGAGGATCAGGATGAGATCTCCCAGCATCCAGCGATAGAAGAACTCGCCCGCAACATAGGCAGGAAACAGATAAGAACTCCCGGTGAAAAGGCGACCAAGGAACGTACAGGCACTAAAGCCAGAGCCCGAATTGATATGGCCACGGTATTGCCACAGATGATAGACGCGGTAGAACGGTTCATCGAGGTCGGTCCAGTAGCCGCTAAAGTGGGCAGGTCAATGGATAACCCTAAGTTCAAGAAGGCATTGAATAACGCCACTCGCGGTGAGGGGTATAAGGTGATGCGGCGATGGCTAGAGGATTCCACCCGTGGATCGGCGGACGTTGATAACGGATACTTCGGAAACATAGCCAAGAACCTGCGGTATAACGCCGTCCAGTTTGTACTTGGTTTCAAGTCTTTGACCGTAGCCCCCAAACAACTTATATCAGGCATAAACGCCATGACCGTTCGCCCTGACATTGCCTGGTCTATTATGAAGCGGATGGCCCGCTATGGCGATATGGGTGCTCTGGGTAATCTCAAGAAGGATTACGCGGAGGCCAGCAAGAAGTCTAAGATGATGAAGAGCCGTGACTGGAACCGTGATCTCATTCGGAAATGGGATAGGAGTGACGTTCGCAAATATTTTCAAGGCAAGCGGATGTCCAGGATATCAATGGCCCACATAGCATATAATGATAAGGCCACGACTACAGCGGTATGGCTGTCCGCCTATGAACAGGCAATGATAGACCTTGATGGGAATGAGAAAGTTGCCATCCAGGTCGCTGATGACCTGGTGACCTCTACACAGCCTATGGGTAACGTTGAAGACCTTCCAGGATTTTTCAGGGGTAATGCCTTTGAGAAAATGATGACCCAGTTTATGAATCAGCCGAACAAGAATTGGAACATGCTAAGACATGACATTTACGGTAAACTTAGGGCTGGTAAAATAACCAAGTTACAAGCAACACAAAGATTTATGACTGGGCAGATAATACCGGCAGTCCTCTTGGGGATGATAACCAGGGGTCGGTTACCTGAATCACCAGAAGAAGTCCTTAAAGATATCGCATCACACATGATGGGACCACACGTATTCTTTGGACGATTTATTTATAATGCAGCCACCGGAGACTGGGACCCACTGGAGTCCGCGATATCGGCAATACCATTCAAGGGATTTGAAGAAGGTGCTCGCACCGTTACCTCGGCTAAACGGGGGGATATCCAGAAGACAATTGAGCACGGGGTAGGTACTTATGGTGCTTTCACTGGTAAGATTCCGCAGCAGCTTATAACAACCACAGGTGGTATCATTGATCTAGCTCAGGGTGAGACCGAGGACATCAAACGAATAGTCTACAGTGAGTACATGATAAAGAAGAACAAGCCGAAGGCACCGACAGGCCGGCATCGGACGATCAATAGACCACCAGTGAGAAGACGACGATGAAGCAGTTAAAGGATATGACTGATCGAGATCTGATTATCTTCAACATCGGAGAAACTCGCGGGATCAAGAAGCTCCTCACCAATCATTTATCTCATCACGAGAAACAGGATGACCGCAGGTGGCAGGTCTACAAGATCCTACTCGCGGCTGTTCTGACGGTCATCGGCGGTTTTGCTTTGATCTGGTGGGTCGGGTAGCTCATTGATAAATTTAACGGCCTCCTCATAAAGTTGTGAGGCGTCAGTATGTTCTGGAACAGGCCAATAACCCTGCTTTAGAGTGGCATAATTTTTAAGAATGGGTAATGCTTTTCGGATTATATCTTCACTGTCCATCATATTTCTCCATAGATGTGCCTGTTGATTGTGGTATCTCTTGGGCTTCGGCCCACTTAAATCCAAGGGGCAGGTGCCAGCATTCAGGATCTAGTTTCTCTCGGTCTGCCCGGATCTGAAATTCGTTCCTGATGACCTCGACCGGGATGATCCCGTAGATCCCCTTACGGACCCAGAGGATCGGCCTGGGTTTCTTCTTCAGGCACTCGTATACGTCACCCTCTATCCAGAGAATTACGCCGACTTCTCGTTGTACTATTGGATGAATCATGGCTTATCCTCGTGGTCATCGTAACACTCCAGTTCGCCTGTCATCACCATAGCCCACCACATGATACTGGCTAATTTGATACGCTGCCATAGTGACATTTTAAGTTCGGCTTTCATGCGTTCACCTCCTCTAAGAATTTATCGATCCAATCGGGCCTGAACATCAGGTACGATGGGTCACCTCCTGCCCTCCGTGCGTGGAGGTAGACCTGTCTGCCTGACTTGGATACCCTACCCTTCTTCACCCATGCCCTGAGCCGTAGCTTGTTGGTCGCTGCTCCGAGGCTTAGAAGATACATGAGTGCTTCTGGAATTGTTAGCCATTCTTTTTTTCGCTTCATGCTTGAATACCTTGTACCGCTCTGGATCATCACCTGTGACTATGTGAGTAAGTACCATTTCGTCACCAACATAGCTATGCCACGGCACGCTGTACAAAATCCTGATTTGGAGTTCTCGACCTGCTGTAATAACTACGTTCCAAGTCTTATTACGTACTGAAGTTACCCTGATAATCCAACCATCTAGGTGTGCCGGGGGGATGTCAGTAAATCCACCCAGAAGTTCTACCTGTCCCTCCCGGAGAGCCCGTACTATGGCCCTCCGGGGACAGTTCTTCTCCAACCAGTCTACGATATCAGTCTTGTTTCGGAAGTGAATCATCGTGGATTAGCCTTTCAACTATCCGGTCGTAGATCTCATCCCTGGTTTCTTCTGTCGCATATTCAACTGTCATTATGCCGTCCATCTTGACATTATAGCATAGCTGAAGGTCAAATGTTGTCTTGCCACCGTAACGACAATTAGACTTCCGTACCCACCGCAAATTCTGGAGATTATAAACGGCTTGTTTGTCTGCTATAAATTGCTCTTTCATTACACACCTTCTTTCATAACTGATATCTTCGCCTTCGCCACGACCTCATCGACCTCAACCGGGGCCAGATCACCCTTACGTTTCAGCATCCGACCGGCCATCAGACCCAGACCGGACGTGCCGAGCAGACCCATCAGGCTCATCGGGTTTCCTGCACTGCCGACCACCACGTCCTGGAAATGCTCGGCATCCTTGATGTTGTCGTTGATAAACCCGATAGCGTCGTCATGTCCGAGCTTATCGTCCTGGGCTAGACGTTTCAGACTGATCTGCGAGACGCGATGCTTGATCTTGATCCGCTCCTGAATCTGTTTCGCTTCGTACAGGGTCATCATACCCAGCGGCGGGAAGTCCCGATCAGTATATTCCATTGATTGTTCAGTGACTTCGCAGGGCGTAAGGCGGTCTATAAAACCGCCACCGCATGACATACTTGCGAGACATACGATACAGATTACTGCCAGTAGTAAATTCTTCATGTCCATCAGTTTTCCTCCAGTAAGTCTTTCAGTTTTTCGTGTTCTTCACTGTAACCCAGTTTGGTGTAAAACCACTCCAAGGCGGCTCGTCAACCGGCTTCAAATGCCTCTCTGTCCGCCATGGAATTGTAAATGTATGGTTTTACTTCTTCATTCCAATGCTTCTTACACACTTTCATTCCGGTGCTCCTAAAAGGTCGTTAACCGCAGCCATAAACTTGTCGGTATCTTTAAGCATGGCGTCAGCCTCTTCCTCGGTGAAGAAAGTTAGTGCATGTATGGTCTTGCCAAGTTTGAAACCTATATAAGGGGGCAAACAGAAGGAGTTACAATACAAATGAATCTTTGGAGCCCTTCTTTGCCCCCGCAGTAATACTATGTTGTTCTTAAAGACCTTTCTCATTCAGGAGCCCCTAAAAAATGTGACAACGTCCACGGCTGTAGCCTGATACCTACGAACGTGTACTCACGGTTTCCGTCTACGACCTCTTTAGTCAGTTCCACGGTAGGCTCGAACTGCCGGACCCAACACTTGAACTGCGGCTTCGGCCCTGGGTTACGCCCGTTCTCATCGCACCAACCACGCCATGCTGTCCACATCCGGTCGCGGGGCTCAGTGCTCGTCGAGCTGATGATACAACACTCATCAAGGAACGACTGCATCGGGGCCGTAAGGTCCCTGAACTGTGCAAACTCTTCCGATGACGCACCAGGCACTATAAATCTTCCTGACAGGTGAAGGTCCTTCAGACCCCACAGAGCGAAGTTTATCAGCCGCCCCTGTCTCGCCTCATCGGTGATCCTTCGTTTTAGTCCATAGTCTTCTTGGCCGGCGTAGGAGTTCGGGAACTTCAGGATATTAGTTCGACCCATCAGTGCCTGTGAGTGATCCGTGAACATCGGCAATTCGTTACAGCCTATCGTGAACCGACACACCAGCTTGGTGTCATAGGCTTCCTGCCGCATCGGGCGTACCGGGACCAAGTCCCCGCCTACGATCCGGAGCAGAATTTCAAGGGCCTGATTAACGGTTCGTTCCTTCGGTTGTTTGGACTCGCCCAGGATCGCCGCCAACTTACCGACGAGAGGTTTCATCCCGAACTTCTCAGCCATCTGCTGATAACTGGTAGCCATACACTGGCTCTTGCCAAGCATAGCCGTCATCGCGTCGATGACTATTCCCTTCCCCGCTCGTCGGGGTCCTAGGAAGATCATCAATTTTTCCATACTGGGATCGGGTACGCAACAGTAGCCGTACCACTGTGCCAACAAACGGATACTATCCTCATCTTCGTTGAACGCTTCAGCGAGATAATCCATCCACATTTGAGACCATGCGGCGGGATCATAATCATACGGGAACGTGGCGAAAGTGAACAGATCAGGGGTCAGAGGAAGCAAGTTGGTATCACCCTCACAGAATCGGTCTACATCCAGGATGCCATTCTTGAAGGCGATCAGTTTGGACACGTCCTGTATCCCCTGTTCAGATATCCACGTAGGCGGGTCCTGATAATATGGGCACTGGCGGTTAAGGGCGTCGATAATGTCACTGACCTTGTTCCTATTGGCAGCATAGCGTACAATTTTCTTACCCTCTTTAGTCTGTGCTTCCACCCGTTTGCCCCGCAAGAACTCGTACAGTCGGCCACGGAGCATATTCTTCTCGACCTTGGCATAGATACCTTCACTCCAGGCTATCCACTGATCGTAGTAAAGACGGAGTAGCTGAGTACCGTTTTCATCAGTGTAGTAATCCTTCATAAACTGATCGGCAATATCCTCCGGCACATTACTCGACAGCATGTCACTTGGCCTTGATCGGCCCTTACGTTCCATGTACTCGGTCAGGACCTGCTGTGTCAGACCAGACTTGGCCCACTGTCGTAGGTCCTTGATCCCCTTCGGGGGCAGCACGTACCTGATGTTCTTGCTCAGTTTCTTCAAATTGATAAAAGTTTTCTCCATGCCTTCCTTGCCGACACCAGCATCATTCTCACCTATGATCCAGATTTCCGCTCTCGCGAGAGGCATCTCTTTAAGGAGGTCCATGCCCCCTTTAGCAGAAGGCCGGCCAATTGCCACGTAGCCCAGGTCCATAGCCGCAAGTACATCAGATGAACCTTCCACGATGACGAAGGGTAGTTTTGATTCGGAAAGTACTGATCCATTAGCTCCATGCTGTCGTTCTGCATCGAGTATATAGAGATGAGCATCAGGGGGGACCCGCCCAGTACTGCCCTCTGATATTCGATTACATGCCACAGCAGATGGACCCCGTGAGTCTTCATAGTCAGAGGAAACTCGGCACCAGTCGGATCTCCCACATATCGGACAGTCTCGCCCTGTTCGGTATATTTGTACCCAGTGACATCGCCCAGCTTCATACCTTTTCTCACCATAGTTTTCATTGTAGACATAGGTCAACCCTCGTTTAGACCCTTCGGCCATGAACTTCTTGCCATCTCTGGTCCGGTATGTTAAGCCGATGATCTCGCCGTCAGCGTTTCGTTCGGCGAACACCCAGACCTGTTTTCCTGGATAGAATCCGACGCCGAGTATCTGAAGGGACTTGACCGTGACTCCAAGGTCCTCGACCAGTACCCCCCAGAACTCGGGCATCATGTTTTGCTGGAATGTTTCAAACAGTTCCGCAAAGTTCATCAGAGCAGTCCCATATAACCCGTGCAATCACAATTTTCACACATCATTTCTTGGAGGAACTTCTTTATAGTGTTACCCTTCGGGATGGGAAATTTCTTATTTTTCTGGTGAAGGGCGTCTCCTGCGTCTGTCAATGGTACATGCCTACAGTTCCTACACTGAACGCTGATCTCGTAAGTACTAATTACGGGTTCCGCTCCGCCGATTGTGTCATCCATTAGAGTACCCCCACTTCATCAAGGGTGGCATCTTTGATATCCCTCCACTGTTCGGGCATGACATCACCGTCATCGGGGATACCACCAGTGACCTGATCGTAGGCGGCGTTCCAAGCGTCACTAAGTTGTTCATCAGTACAGTACTTCGATTTTAACTCGACGCAGATCTCCCAGGCGTCCTGTTTGCTGATGCCCTCGGTCTTCGCGTCATCGGTGGGTGGCGTAGTGGGTGGTGCGGGAGTACGTGCCGGAGGTCCTGGTTTCTTGTTTTCGGCAGCGGCAGCAGCTTTTACGGCTTTGAGCTTCTTGGCCTTCGCGTTAATCTTGACTTTCTTTTCGGCAGCGGTTTCAGGTTTCGGTTCGGTCACAGTCGCAGCGGCGGCTTCAGCTACAGTCTTAGGCGGTATCTTGGGTTTAGCAGGTGCGGACACAGCTACAGGTGCCGAACCTGATGTCTGAAGCACCGATGCGAATTGGGCATCGAGCTTCTTTAGATCGTCACCTTCAAGTTTACGGAGCCGGCTACCCGGATCGGAATCAAATTTACGGAAACCATTTGTCTGGTACGGATTTTTGTCGGCGTACTCAGGATCGTTGTCCGCAATGATAACCTGACCCTTGACCCCAGTATAATCATTGGTCGCCAATGCTTGAAAGGACTTACCATCCCAGCCGAATACATCCATTACCTGCTGGTGAGTGAACAGCGGACCAAGCTGTTTCTTCTTCTTATCCATCCCAAAGAGACATGACCGTGCTGTGATCTCTTGCTCATACTCTTCCCACGGGACCCACTCGCCTTCTGTCTCATCGTAGAACTCACTGAGAGCCAGCCGAACGTTGAACCAGGGACGGAGTGTACCATCTTCTTTCTTGCCTGTCGTACTTATACCTGCTTCGAGGACCTTGGTGAACCTGAATGTTCCTGTTCTGTCAACTCTTGCCATGATTTTTCTCCTGTAATTTTTTGATTTCAGTTTTTAACGAACACACATAAAAATTAAGATCTGCAAATGCATCTTTGTATTCGTCACGCTCTGCTCTAAGCTTTCTGTTTGCCTCCTTTAGTGTTTTATTTATAACTTTTAGATTCATCACTCTATCTCCTTCCAAGCCTCATCGAACAACATACGCCAGATCGAGTCATCGGCCTCGTGCTCAAACGACACGACCGGATACTTGCTCGGGATCGAGCGACTTTTCGCCTTGAAATCCGGCTTACCGTGTACTCGTATGATACGCTCGCCGGTACTAGCCGCTTTACCCTCCCCTACCTGCACGCCATTATAATCAATTTTGAAGGTGTGGTCAGCCCACTCGTTATATAGAGCCCACACAGCAGGCACATTATCATTCTTACCGTGGGCCTGTTGGAGTTTGGGTACATCACAGAGGTAGTTCTGACCACTGGCGTTATTGATCTCGATCTGTTGTATCTGACACGAAAGGACCACATTGACGCCCCTTTGTATCAAAACATCAAAATCTGCAAGTGGGAGCCGCATAGTGTCATACAGGTGACGGTATCCTTTACCCCAACCGTAGTCTTCGATACGTCTGATAGAGATGCTCTTGCCTTTTTCGTGCGGTATATTCTCCAGGGTCCAATCTAAGCCCGTGTCCTCAAATTTAGTGGTTGTATCAAGTACAAAACTGTCACCGGGCTTAAAAAGACCGGGCTGATGGCATACTACTCGCACGTCACCGAAGGTCTCGACGCCGGGGATATATTGCAACCGCTTGCCGGTTACCGGATGCAGGATCTTGTCACTACCCCCGTTAAAGTTAACGAACTTAGGATTGGGCAGTAGAGCACAGATCGTCGTCTTCCCCATACCCGAATCAGCGTAGAGTATGATCCGTTGGCCTTCCTTTTCTGTGTCCCAGGTCTCCACCTGGAACTGCTTACTGGGTGCCGCCGCTGCCTTGGTGGTCGCTGACACCGGGGGTTTTCTCGCCGGTGGTGCCGGTGGTTTCCTTACTGGTGATTTCATTGGAGTTTTTCCTTGTCAAAATTGCATAGTGTCCTGGGTTTGGCATGATATTTTCCTGCCAAAGTGTCCTTATTAGGCATGTCAAAGGTAACCTTCAACACCTGATGCACGGGATAATAACATTCGATGCCCTCTTCATTATTTCTCCACCCATAATTGACGATACGGTGTGCGTGCTCTCTTGCTTTTGTCGGATTACCCACCTCATAGTGGAACGTCCTCCCATCTTGCAAATACACGTTAATGACTGTCATTTGTTTTCTCCTTATCAAAAATACATTTCATACCTTCTGGCACGTTATCCACTGATAACTCAATACCGTTATAGCACTGTCCGATGTAATCACACTTGAACGTGGCCTCACACTGATGCTCATTCCGATAAAAGTATCCAGTGCGGATCATCGATTGCATGTTTCGGTAGATACTCAGAAGTTCGTGCTCGAACGCTTCCATCTCCTGCTGGGTCCGGGTCATCTCTACGCACCTGAAGTAGAACTCAGGTCGTTCGGTGATGTCCTGGAGCAGCCGGGCACCATACATCTCTGGGGTCTCGTGTATCTGGAACGTCCCTGCCTTGACTCCTGGTTTAATCTCAGCCCGGTGGCCATTGACAGTTATCCCCATCATCAGCGGATTTTCCCCGTCTGCATAATCAATTATTACATCAAACCTTGAATTGCAGTATATCCCATCTTGTAGAAATCCCTTACTTTCAGCCTGGGTCAACTTCTTCGGCTTGATCGTCGGCTTATGCCATACATCGTATATAATCGTGTTGATCGGCGGATCTTCAGCGTTGATACCCCAGCCAGCCAACAAGCCGTCAGCCTGGAGCCGGCGTGCAGCGTACAGGTATAGGGTCGTCTGAGTATCTAGGTTCAGATGGCCCCAATATGAGGAATCAGGATCGACCGAACTACCTGTTGACTTGTGTTCCTTGACTGCGATCCTGCCATTAAGATTAACTAGCTTATCGATCTTACCGACCAGTATAACGTTAGGTAGACCCCGGCCTGACTCTGGATTGATGAGTGATAGATCAAACTTCTGTTCTCTGGTGATAACTACCTCTAACTGGTTCTGATAGTACCACCGATAGCCGACCAGAGAGTAGAGCAATTTTATCTGTTCGATCTCCATCTTCTCGGGATCAGCGTAGTCCTTGTCGTAGATCGCGTTAAGTTCCCTGGCCACAGCGTCCATGATCTTCTCGGACACAGTGTCGGTACCCCGACAGATCGTACACTCCGAGTTCGTCTGGGTCTTGGCACAGACTGGGCATACATCACCGGGCTTCATCGAAGTTACCTCCAGGATACGATGCCAGTTAGACCCCATCCGCAGAGCTTCGGTGTCTTCCTCCTGCCTGATGCCCAGGACATACGCTCCATTGAACCTCATGGGACAGCTCTTAAATGCAGCAATAGAAGAAGCGGAAAGATACAATTTTCTCTTTTTCATTTATTGTCCCCCTTAATTGCCCAATCTTCTGGCACAAGGTCCAAAATCCTGAGTGCTTGTTGCTCTTTCTTGGTAAGGTATTTCCAATATTTTCTCTTTATCTTTCCACACTCGGGGCATTTATAAAATACTCTACCGAAACGACCAGGATATGATATAAGTACAACTTCGCGTTCATCCCAATTCCTGAACCTGAACGTATGATCACACTCAAACTGCTTGATTTTTCTTTCGAGTGCATGGATCGCAAGAAAATTATCATCTATTTCTTTTTGTATCTTTCTCTTCCAAAACATCATATCAGATCTCCCATGTAAAATTCAAGCTCAGGAACTCCGTGAATCACGAAGTAGACCCCGTTAGTTTTTCGTACCCGTTTCATCCGCTTCTGCTGACCAGCCGAGTGTCGCCCACCCTTACCCTTCTTGCATTCGATCTCGAACCCCACTCCGTTACGTAAATAGCCGTGGATGTCACCTGAATTCTTGATGCCATACATGTGATATTCGCCAACCTCATTCTGATGAAATCCGCAGCCATGACTATTACAGAATATGCCACGTTGTTTCAACCACTTCAGACATTCGGTCTTAACGTCACGCTCAGATAGTTCAGGCACCGGCACGATGGGGTGAGTAGCGATGCTGCCATCTTTGGCACCTGATCGTTTCACTTTCTTTCCCTCTCGGATACACTTAAACGCATCGAAACAGTCTCCTATTTTCTGGGCTTTAGTTCGTCGTTTCATGCTCCCCTCACGGTACCATCAGGGTTCCAGATGAGGGCTTGGCCCTTCTTGATGGGTTCTACGGCCTTGACACAAACTGCACTGATAGTATGATAAAACCCAGTAATATTTCGATGGGGAAGTTCACAATTAAAAACAACATAATGACCTGGTTCCCAATCCCAATTAGCCCTGCCCCACATCACTGACCTGTCTGGTACTGTTTTAACCTTCATCAACGCGGGAGCTGTTGCTAGCGATGGGTCATAGACCGCGGCATAGTTTTTCCACCCCTTGAATTTCTTTGGGTCCAGTCTTGAAAATTCGTCATGGATATATATCATTTTACTCCTGTTTCCACGACCAAACTGAACTAGATGTCCTGGCATTGATGGTTTCACCTTCTTAATCTCCGCCATCACAACAGGGGCTACGACAGCCGCAGCACAGGTGGCTGATACTCGTCTGAAAAATTGCCTACGGTTCATGCTATTTGATCCTCTCGGTATAGCTTTCTTGAAACTCCTACTTTTTGAAACATGGCGTTATACACCCTTCTGCGTCTAGGGGAAGCCCATTACTCCAGTCAGGGCCAACCCGCATGATATCGATCATCTGTTCCAGTTTCTCATCAGCCTGTTCTTCAGGCACACACCCGACAAGTTCATCGTATGTATGATGTATAATAGGAATATTATTTCGTTCACACTCCAGTAACCACCCACCTAGAAGGTCTCTGCATATCGCTTGGATGATGTTCTCTGTTATCGACCCACCCCATAGGCGGCCATGTACGTATTTGATCTGATTATCTTTGTTTACTGTTGCATGACGATAGAACAGACGCCGGCCTGAAGGCAGTTGGATGATCGTTGTCGATCCTTCTTTCCAGAAGGTGAGGATCGCGTTCTTGATGATCGGTTTTTGCTTTTCCATGCCCTTGTGAAGACAGATACTATCATCCGGAATACAATAGGTCACCACTTCTCTCGGGTATTTTGTCACCCAGCGGAAGCTCTTCTCTACCACCTTCCAGAACTTAGGGATCTGAGAGTATGTCTTACGATAAGTCTTGATAAGTTTATCGATGAAGTCCCAGTCGTACTCTCCTGAATCAAACATAGGGCGGAGTGCCTTATTCTTACGACAGTTTTGGAAGAATGTATTTGTCCCCATTCCAAATCCGCACCCGAGTATGGCATCTTTCCCAAAGCCACGCCGCAGATCCATAACTTTTCCTTCTGGGGTCAACAGTTCTTTTTCAGTTGGATTCCAAACGGGTTCACCAAAGACTTTCGTAGCAAGTATGGAGTACGGATCACCACCTGTCCTGAAGTCCTCTACAAGATCATCCTGCCCCGAGATCCACGGCAGTTCCCGTGCCTCGATCTGGCGTGAGTCGGGGATAACCAGCATGTACCCTGGGGGAGCCAGCAGGATGTTACGCACCTTGCAGATCAGTGGGTGGTGCTTCTCACCCGTCTTGCGGTTACCTTTGGCCCCGAGATTTAATGGGTTCCACTTCTGGGTGCCCGACCATCGCCCGGTATGGGCACCATAATATTTGACGGGGATACGAACCCTGTTACCTGAACAACGTGTCTGAACTATCATGCTCTGAACCTTCAGGATGTGTGACGACCAGCTTGATATCGCAGCCTTGGCTGTACAGAGATCACGTACCCGTTCATCGGAGTGAACGAGTAACAACTGGAATTGTTCGTCTTCTTTAGCCAGAGCCGGGATCAGTTCATGCTTGCCTGTTTTCTTATACGGCTTGGGACTCAACTTCATCGGTACCTTCTCACCCTTCGGCAAGATATCGGCTAGGATCTGAGGGAAGAGCTTTCTGGCCCGGAGGAGGTCTTCAATTGTTGATTTCTTCTTCGTACCGTACTCATCAACGATCCAACGTACTCGCTTCAGATCCCCCATAAGCTCATGCTGCATACCGTTGACTATATCCCCAGCCAAATTGAAGTCCAATCTGAACGTTGGCTTCAGGTACAGGTTCAGGGTATGCTGCATCAGTGGCAACTCAACCTCTGGATTATCGATCATCGGCAGCAGGATGTCAAGCAGCAATGCTTCGTCCTCTACGTCCTGAAGGCAATACTTTTTCATTGCGTCCCAGTCGATGTCGGCACAGTGCTGGCCCTTGAACTGGCTGGTATCGCCCTTCGGTGGCAGCTTAAAATGCTTGGCGAGGCTCTTCAGACTTTGCTTCATCCGTGAATCGTAGTACCGCGACAAGTCCTCGACATCGACCACATGCGGGGGGTAGATCCTGAACTTCTCGGCCAGGATTAGTATGTCGAACTTCGTATTCTTCGCCACGACTGTCACGTTCTGAAGAGCCTCACCGAATTTCTTCTGAAGCCGTTTAATCGCCCACGGGACCTGGGGGCCGCGTATAAAGACCCTGTCAACCTTATCGACCTGTATCCCCAGGCCCGTGAGTTCAAAGAGGAGGGATGAAACGTACTCGACTATGGACAGCTTGCTTAGGGAGTAGTCCTTGTCATAGTATGACTCGAAGTCAAGTACGAGTATGTCACCTGGCCAGCCAATAGATTGTAAAATTTCTTTTGGGGTCATCTTCCTGGAATCACCTTAACAGCCACACCGTTTTTGTCAAGCTCAACCTTGCGGATGACGTCGATATGTAATAATACGTTATCAGATTCCCGTACTAATTTACGGGTACCGAAGACTTTGGCTCTTTTAACGGGGTGATTCCCCATCAAATCTTTGCCTACGAATTTACCGGTATCAGTATCCTCTATTACCCAACCGTGCTTTTTCATTTCGATCCCTTCCTGCCCCACACCGAAACTGTTAAACCCTTAATCAGTTTCCGTCTCTGTTTTTTCCGTTCATACCTGCTCTGTCTTGACCTGCTCATCTTCCAGTTCCTCCCCTGTTAGATCGTCTAACGCTTCTAGTTCGACCTCAGTTAGATCCGGGGTCGTTTCCTCCAATTCTGGTATGCCGGCGAGGTAGTACTGTTCCCGAATATTCCCAATTACTTTAAGCTCATCCCAATGCTCCACGATATAATCAAGCTGATCGAGCCGCTTCTCTATGACAGGCGTAACGGCCTCTTCGCCATTGACCAGATGCCAGTAACCCGCGACTACGCACGATACGATAGCCAGGACGCAGTCAACCTTCTTCGGCTTCACCGCCCGGTCGGTGCCGGTCCAATACGAGAGCCGCCCTGTGTCGGGATCAGGCAGCGTCAGCAGGTCACCGAACTGGTAGACCGATGATTTATATTGGGGCTTCCCCAACGGTGCCGTGAACTCCGGATCCACCAGTGTCCTAAATACTGTAAGAATCTTGACCCTGAGTTTCTTCAGTGCCATGGTATTCTCTGCTTCTTTTGGTGTTGGCAAATTCATTTGTTTATCTCCTCATGTCTTTGTCTAGGATCAGTGGGAATCTGGCCGTGGCACCATACTGTGGGTGCTGTAACTCGAACGCCTGACTCGGGGGCCTGTACTGAGCTTTGATCCGAATGCCAAACGGGTTCCAGCCGACCAGGGACCCGCCCAAACGATAATCTTCGCCGGTTAGATCACTGTGCCAATGACCGAAGTAGTTGTAGTCAGCCTGGATACCTGTGTTCCAGCGGTCGATGGCCTTACGCAATGGGATGTGGACCCCGCCGATACCACCTTGGTATCTAATGTTATCCCCATGGGCGACTCTAATGACCTTGCCATATACGTCGATGTAAGTTTCATCCCCGTGGGGCAATGTGAATTGTATCTTGGTCTCGCCTTTAGCCTCAAACCATCGGGCCAGCATATTATAGAGTAGCCAGTCCCAACTGGTCCCAACTGCCTTGCTCACATACTTCTTCTTAGTGATCCTGCCGTGATTGCCCACGGCACAGGGTACTATGATCTGCGAACATCCAGACTCCTTGGTCAAGAAGGTCAGTCCAATGACCAATTCATCGAATACCCGGAGAAATGCCTCGGGAGGCGTGAGCAGGTTGGTCACCAAATATTCCTCGTGAATCCAACCATTAATCATATCACCCAGGATCATTGCTACCAGTGTATCAATCTCGCTGTTCTTTCGACACATCTCAATGACAGAACAGGTGCTTTGCCAGAGTCTAACTGCCCGCTCATGTGCAATCTCAAGATTGAATTTATTGAGACCATTAACCGACTCTGGTGTGACCTCTTCTTCAAGGTGCCAATCGGTTATAGAGAGCATGGCTACTGCCTGACCCTTCTTGCGTGATTTGGGTCTAATCTTGACTGGCTTGAAGTGCCGGGCATAATCTGTCGTTAATGTAAATATACCCAGTTCACGGTTAAGCCGGTCAATCTCTTTGATAGCATCTTTATAATTTCGTGTCGCTTCACCCGCCCGCACATTCGCCCGCAGGAGTTCAACATCTTTAGTGATGAGCCCACGTTTTATGTTACTGACTGTGCCGGTGGCGACCTTACGTTTTTTTGCTATCACAGCATGACTCATGCCACACTCAAGATCCGCCATGATCTCGGCTTCTTTCCGTTTACTTAACTTCGGTGTCGCCATTTATCAATTCCTTAAACCTAATTAAAAATTCCTGTTCCGCTCGGAACCACTCCCATGGATAGATTTTTTCCTCCAACGGTTCAACTCCGACTAAGTACTCATTGAACAATGTAGTTGAAAACATCAGGTCACGAATTTCTGTTGCCAGCATGATGCGGTCCGCTTTCTTGGTGCCATCAGTAGGCAAAAGGGAGACATCTAGAGCTTTGAAAATTACTTCCACGATCATAGATTCTTGATCCCGAAATGTAACCGTTGATACACATCCTGAACTCGGCACTTCCCAGGTTAAATATTGTTTCTGAGGGGAAGCTATATCACCCACGTAAGCCTCGGCTACTTCGTGTAACAAATTGGTCAACGGATCACCAGGTAACCTGTCTTCTACATAGGACATCCGTACACAATGTTCGGCAACTGAATAAGGTTGGACCGTATGGCCATTAAATCTGTTCTGCATGGCCAAAGCATGTGCGATGTCCTCAATACAAAACATCTCTGGCGTCGGCTCCCAGAAATCAAAAACCTTCCCCGTGTACGTTAATATGACACGTCTGTCGTCCATTGTTACCTCCAGAAAATAATTAACTGCACCACACCTAGCAGCAGCGAGACTATACCCATTCGCCATTCCCCGGCCCGCAGATCACAGATGCCCAGCCCGAAAAATGACAACACCATAGTCCACATTAGGGCTGTTCGCATTGGGCGTCTCCCAATGTGTCATCGGGATCTGCTTCCTCCTGCTCCTCATACAATATGATCGCCAGGATTGAGTACACGGCGTTGTCCATCAGCGTGTCCTTGACCGATTCACCTTTGACCATCAGCTTACCACTCTTGATAAACTCTTCGAGCCGGGACCACTTGTCTTGTAGCCGGACCATTACACCTATGAACGGTTTGATTTCAAGGCGTTCACAGGCCCGAAGGTTCTTGAGGGGGTCAGAGGTGCCTGCATAGTCGTGATTCTTTCTACTGTGTAGTTCAGCCATTGCTTCGAGCATCTCATAGAACTTGGGGTGGCCATACCGACCTGTATCCCCAGGCCCGAACGTGCAGATGGGTTCTATTAGATTACATTTACTACATCTCATTTTTCCACCTCCAGTAAAAGTTAAGAGCCAGTGCCTATCCCATTTCTTTATATATGACTTCAATAGCCTGATGGTGGCACTGACCCCGTTAGAAAATTTGTTTTATACCCCAGTCGGGGTTACCAATATTATGCTCGATGTCTTCGTATCGAAGGTGCGGATGCTCGTGCTCGCGGTCTACTCCTGTAAGGCCCAATTTCTTGCGTGTCCTGAGCAGTTTGGTCTGTACGGTCTTATATGACAGATCCATGATCTTAACTATCTGCTTCATCGTCCGCTTATGCTCTGTCCACCATCGCCAGATCGTCCAGTCTTTCCGACTTAAAATCGGGAATAGTTGTGGGGACGTTCGACGCACTGCGGACAGAGCATTGCGGATAGAACTAGGTGATGTCTCCAAGATGGCAGCAGCTTCCTCAGTTGACCTCCCGAAGTGTTCGTGGTGTCTAAGCCTGAAAACAATTATCTGAAATTCGGTCATTGTTGTTTTGATTTTTTCGCTCATTCTAATATACTCCATTTGACCCCATTTTGCAACTCAGATTATACGACTTCACCGTGTTTTTTCTCGATATGTTTGTACGATGCGGTCACCTTCTCATAGACTAGTCGGGCTATCGGTAATGCCAGCCTGAGAGACTCCCCGGCGATCAGCTTATCAGCCAATGTGTCGGCCAGACGAGCGATGTGCTTCGCTTCGTCGCTGTTGTATTTAACTTTTATTGGCATTAAATTTCTCCCTGATATTGAAGAGGAACGTAGCGTTCTCCAACAATTTGACTGGCTCAGGACATGCTACGGCAGGGTGATAATCGACATGATCTTCCGGCTCTGACACCAAAGTATATACGACCGGTCCTGCGTCTATTATCAGGTATACCATCACAGACCCATCCCCGATAGGTTCAATCCATCTGAACACATCCCCATGCTCCCACACATGCGGAGGTTGGAACTTATCCAGCACGGCCTGGGCCTGTTCTCGGGTGGGCCAATACTCTACTGCACCGTGGACGATCTCACCATCTCTGTGCATATAGTCTTCTGTCCCTCTGTCGATATACCAATTGTGTATAATATCGTGACATTCTTTTACTTCAAACTGTTTCATCTTTCTGCTCCTTAATACATACACTCTTCTTGGTTAAATATACTTCCACATCCTACGCTTTACAATATCACGTATGGTCGCAGAAGAAACTCCAAACCCGTTGAAGATACGAGATAATTAGGATATTGCAATATTGGTTTCATGCCGGTTCTTCCCTTACGCAAATTCCGATTCGTGTCAATTGACAGTCTCGCCGAAGCCCATACTCGCAGGTCCGGCACTTATCAACCATAGTTTCCAGATCGGCACGTTTACGGTGCCTGCCCACCTGGTAGCAGTACTTACACATGCCCTTAGCGTAGTGCGGCAGATCTTCTCGAAACGTTCCCATACACACAGAGCACTCACCGGCCGCGTTGTCAGCGGTCTTGACTAGCTTGAGCCCGAGCCGCCGCAGTAGCTCCACGAGTACGTCACGCTTGTCCGTACAGTCAAGCTGAAGGACCTCGTACGTCTCTTCATTTAGTACTTGATATCTATTTGGCATCTATTTTCCCCTCACTCATCTAAATCAACATACCCCAAGCGGATTATCTCACAGATAATATTCCAAAAATTCTCCGTGATTCGAAGTCCACCGGCCCCGCCTTCAATATGTCCCGCTTCCCTCCATTTTTGCAGGATATCCCTATCGTCTTGGGAGCAATGTCTCGGGTCAATCCTTTGTTTATTAGTCATCGTATATTGGATATAAGGCATTAACCGTAACTCCGTCACCCCAATCTCATATCCAAGTAGTTCTTTTGACTTCATCCTGATTCTATCCGTTAGTTGACCTCTTTTTTGCATCTTTTTACCTCCTAAAACATTAACATCTGTCTATCTGCGTATGCCGCACCAAGAAAACTCTTCGGCTCGCGGCCCGCGTTACGTAACGACTGGCACCACAAAGACGCCTGCATCTCGGCGGGTTCCCAGCCTACTATTCTTGCAGCTTCTTTTACGGCGGCTACCACGGCTTGGTATGTTCGCTCTGTCGGCCTATCATCGAAGTTGAAATACCGCAGCATCCATACATCAACGCAGACCTGGCTGAGATCCCCCTTCAGATTCGCAGCGAACGCTCTGACCTTACGACCTGATAGTGGTTCACCATTTAATGCTCTGAAGATGTTGGGCCGATGTGTCGGTAACACGCCAGGCAGTTCAGCACAGAACGCAAAGCTATCAGTCTTATATTTGTCATAGACTCGCCGAGCCAGGTTCCAATTAGCTCTGACATGCTTGCGTGGTGATGTTGCCGCGAGTAGATCAACAAACAGTTCCCAGTCATCACCGAACTGGAACTTGATCTCGACCTTTGCTTGTTGGTACCAGTTTCTGCTCATGTTATATCCTTTCCGCTGTAAATGGTGATATATTAAATTCACTCTTGCAATCAGCACATTGAAAGTTAGTAGACGCACCCCCACTCGGTCCCTCATAGAATTTCTTGCTCTCACAGTCTGGGCACTTCTGCTCATTAATTAGACTCTCAGCCACCCTTTGTTCGTCCGATGTCCTCCCATTAAAGACAGGTTGCCATACATGGGACTTTTTCTTTTTGAATGGATTCCACATCACTCCACCTCCTCAATAAACACAATTTCCACAGAGCCCCTTATCGTGACACGGTGAGCTTTTACGAACCCACAGTTCCTTGCCACACTTCCAGCACTTGATGAGCACGCTACCCTTGTTCTCTTTAATCGTGATGCAGTGCTCACCGGCCCGATGTTTCGGCCTGCGTTTCTCCGGCTTGGTGATAGTCAGTCCCGTGCTGATCTCGTCGCCGAAGAACTCCTTGATTCTGACCTTAATCTTTACATATGTCTCTGAGATTCTCATTCTATTTCCTCCAGCAATCCTGCGTCCTCAAAATGTTGTTCTATTGTGGCATGTACCGATTCAAGCCATTCAGTATAAGCCTCATCATACGAGCAAGTGCCCTCGTCGTTGTCAACCTTATTACGTAACGGATAAATCTCGTTACGGTATTTCTTACACTCCAATAGCAGGTAATGTATTATCGCTTTCATTCTGGTTCTCCGTGAATACGTTTCATCATATCTTCTTGGTTATACAGATGCTGTCGCCGATTATTCTCAAGACCCGTTACCACCTCCAGGTTCTCGCGGGTGTTGTCCCAGTGATTATAATTTAAGTGATCGACAGTCATGTCATCAGGGCACTGCATAATTAACCGATGTAATCTGACAGTCAGCCGTTTATTATCACGGCGTTTACCGATACGTATCGTCGTACAGACATACCAGCCATGCCGGGATTTCTTGGCGTACCACGTATATCGCGATACTAGATCGGCATCACAGTCTGACACGAGTGCCGGGAAATCACGATTTGATAGCGGGATTTCGATCATGGATCACCTAGTTTCTGGCTAATTGAACTATTCCCTGATTACAATCTACCACCGATTGACAATACTCAGTTCCATATTCTCGCTGGAACCAAGGATTTCGCATATATCTATCAGCGTCATAATCATTCGTCATTGGGCTATCAGACATCTCTGAAGTGAGTAGTCTGTGTCGTAATTTCTCGGTGTCCTTATAGACATCGCAAAAACCAGCTCTGCTATAATGGGCGATGAACCCCATGTGCAGGGTAATGTGTATATACGCATCCTTGGTGAGTTTTGTGCAATCTCCAGAAGCGAGAACACGTTTTACGCTCGCCAGGATACCTTTAGTATTTTGTGCAGACCAGTTCTTATCCATCAGCAATTCCCCTTTAATAGTTCACTCTTCGATTCAATTTTCTGCACGAGCACTGACTGTTGTTTATTGTAACCGCAGATCTTACGACAGACCATCCTGATATTAGCGTCGAGCAACAATGGCGTCTCATTCATCGTGTCGATTTCGATCACGAGTGATTTCTCATATTTGCCCCGCCAATACCCGACAGCCCGGTAGACTGTGAAGTTCGGGAAGAACTCACCTACCAGTTCACAGATCCAGCGTACATTTTTACGTTCTGTGATTATTCTAATCAGCATATTTTAGTTCTCCAATTCAGGTAATGTGTCTACTACATTTTTAGTCCATAGGCTACAGGCTATCGTATAAGGGACGCCCAAACCGTATTGACCAGACGATAATAACTTGCCTTTAGATGGTTTCAATCGGCACTTAGGCACCATACCAAAAGTCCCATCGTGATAATCAACAGGTTTGTTGGAAAGCCAATTAACACCATGCACACTGTGTTGGTATATTGGCACGCCGTCCCCTTCCGGCCAGACTATCCAAAGGTAAGTGTCAGATTTTTCTTTACCCACAGGTCGTTCGGTCGCTATTCCCATAAGTAACCGGGCTATTGTAGCTTTAAGCTGATATTTCTTTGGCAAGCATTTTCCCGTGTGTGGATGAGACATGCCACCATACCAGGACTCAGGGTCATAATCTTTCGGTGAAAGTTTCACCCCAAGCATAGAGTACATCTCTTTGTGATGTTCTATGCTTATGTCCTGAATAACCTTCCAGACTTTTTGTACTAATTTAGGTATCATATTCTATCTCCGTAATGCAGCCATACCGAACGAGTAGAACGCTGATGCTGCCCACTCGTGTACGGTCTGATCTTTATAGTAACTCTTGCCCGTGCTATTCTCATCCAGGTCAGCATCGATGTGCTCAATCTCTCTTGACAACTCGGCGTCATCGTACAGTGCCAGATTGTAGACGTTGATATGTGAGATCACGTCCCGGTTGTTGTAACACCAGCGTATCGTATTGGCGTATGTGGCGTAGCTCTCACCCGGTAGACCGACTATGATATTCGGGATCAGCTTAATCCTCAGACGCCTCAATTTCTCTATAGCCACGTCAATAGATGCTATATTCGCGGGTTTCCGCATATCGCTCAGTATCTCATCGTTATATGATTCGACGCCGAGTTCTACATATCTGATACCAGATTTCAGTAAGAAATCATCATTCAGCTTCAGGAACTGGCTCGCTGTCGTCTGGATTATAAAACCATTGAATGTGGTTTCCGCATATTGAACAATATACTTGAACAGGCACGGTAATCGCCACCAGTTCCCAGCCTGCCCGAATGTCTTATCGTTGATATAGACCAGTGGGCTATTTAATCTACATATCTCATCGGCTTGCTGATATATATCTTGCCAGTCACGTTCCCGTATATGTCTCGGCACAATACAGAATTTACACATATGCCTACATCCTGTAGACAGTGTTAGTCGTGCTATCGTCTTGGCCCCGGCGAAGTACCGATAGTCTACGCCGGATTTATACTCAAGTTCCCGTTGTTCACAGTAGTCCCTGATGCTACAGCACCACAAAATATTACCGTTCAGCGAGCTACATACGCCTGGGTTTACATAACCACCGACATAAACCAAACCCTGAAACGACCGTGCGAATCTCTGTATCAGTTTCCAGTTACAGTCGAGTGCTGAGAACGCCACGCGGGTATATCCCTCGGCCTGTCGGAGTGCATCATGTACATGATTGGCAAAGTACACATCTGCGTCTGATTCTACGTAGGACATCTCGGCTATCCATTGTGGAATCTCCCACGTCGGCCCGAATCTCTGGTAGCCAGGACGACGACCATCGTACAACATGTCATAGTATTTCTTCGCTGTTGGATCTTCGTCTTGTGTTAGCAGATCACTGTTAAATTGGATTAGTAGTGTGCTCATATCATCTCCCTGTATTTCTGTTCTGTGACACATATCACGATCTGATCGGTGTATACCCTAACCAATTCAGGATCATATCCTGCCGCCATAATTCCGTTTGCCGCATCACGGATAGCGTTCTCGATTTCATCCGATGTCATCATCTCAAGCGAATCTTGCAGCGTCACTACTGGCTCATGGGTATGGGTTCCTATTTCAACAACGTGTTCACACGTTGTACATACTAAGTCACCGTCATTGTTTCTACCCATGATCTCGTTGCAACCTTCTATCGGACATCGTGTAATAACTGTTTTGTCTTTGTCTATATTATTCATAGTTCTAATCTCCAGTATTTATTTCTGTTAATTCTCAATAAATCTGCATCGTGCTCGTGTTCACAAAACGCCGTTTGTACTAGCATCAATTATCTATCTTGATAGCAGCTTACACGATGCAGTGGTACGGAGGATTAAAGTTTTTTACAGCGTCCAGCAAATTTGTTTATGAACTCAAGTGCTATATTATTGTCGCCAAGCATTATAGCATCTTTAGTTTCCTGTACGTCGGCAGCGAGCTTGGCTTTTTTAATGTTGGCCTGTTTGTCAGACAATTCCGGTATAAACAAGAATGGCGTCCAGTCAAACAGACTATATATACATGTCCCGTAGTATGATATGTCTGAATTTTTCTTGGCATTGACTTTGCCTGTCTGTAATAGTTTTATCATCTGTTTTTTGTTCAATGGCTCTACCCTACTCCGGTTATTGATACTGTTTCTGACTGTTGACGCTAAATCTTCTATCCTACTTACTGCATACTTTTTCTCTATAGCATTCATAACTTTTACCCTCAATACTCGTTTCTGATTTATGTTAACACACATCGTCGGACTGTGTTGGTGGGCAGTCGGTCTGCAATGGACGATAGTTCGTATTTTACAGGAATCGAACCCAACTATCGGCACCAGCTTGTCCCCATCAGATTACCATATCACCACCAGCACAATCCGACAATACACATTAGCAGTTTTTAAGAAGTTTCTTGAATGGGTTTACTGCTGCTTTTGCTTTAGTAGTTGTCGGCTGTTTCAGTGCGGCTATCACATTTTCAGCCATTTCAAGAATCACAGTCTCGATGGTGGCTATCATCTCATCGGTCTTTTCGTATTGTGGGCCGACTTGTTTACCCAATTGGTCGAATTGGGTTTTGAGCATTAGTAGCCGATACGCTGCCCGGTCGATGAAATTCTCGGTTGGTGTGAGGTTTACTTTCTTACCATCAATAGTTCTTATTACTGTTTTTTCTGTGCTCATAATTTTGTTCTCCTGTTTACTCTGTTTCGGTTCTAGTTTGCCGTCATGCAGCATAGCGATATAATCATTCGTTTTTATGCCGATTATATTCTTGACGTTCATTTTTTCAGTCCCCATAAGATTATCAGATAATTTCCAATCACTATATACAATCTGAATCTGTCGGTCTCACATATCTCATAGTGATTTTTCTCCCTGCGTATCTTTCTGATTCTTTTCATAATGCCACCCATTAAAATATACTCTACAATTTCGGATATGCAAATTATGCCTCAGTTTACCCCAATTGTTCCACGACCACATTTAGGACAACGTTCTATGGCCTTATCACCGGAATGATCTTTAACTTCGTATCTGTGCCCACATATCCAGCATTTCAGTTGCCAATATTTTATCATTTTCTTATATCTATATTCCATTATTTTTTCCTTAATAAATCCATACGTGCGGCGACTTCCATACCGCGTAGACTCATATTTTGACAACCGGGTATGAAACATTTCTGTCGAGTACTCCGTCTGCGTTTCGGTGCTGGAGCATTTTTGCATATCGCATGTTCTGGTTTTACATTACCAGCCAGCAGCATAAACTTGGATTTCTTGCGTTTGCCGAAATCAATAGTATGACTAAAACTCTGTCGGTATTGATTCTCGGCGATACCACGTTGTTCGGCTATTGTGTCCATGTGGTCAAACATCGTCAACCCCCCACCATAAGATTATCACAATATATTTCGGCTTCTTCCAATGTCTCGAATACCGCCGGACAATGTTTTGGTATGGCTGTTTCTTTCCAACCAGTATCGCCGTCTATCCGTTTGACCTGTACTATAACATGAAACTCTATCATTGTCAATCCTCCAATAGTAAAACCCGTAAAGCCGGACAGTGCTTTTGCTCTCTGGAATAGTACCAATCGGCATACTCACAGTGTCCGGCCTTGCACGTTTTATCGTTAGTATCCTGTATGCTGTCATATAAAGCATACGACATAATCAGATGATATGCAAATTAAATCTGAGAATTATTTTCCATATCGCCTTGCCCATTCTATATCTTCAAAACTATACTGGCCTTCACTATGTTTGAATCCCAGGCAATGACCGGCAGGACATGGACCTATGAATGTTTCAAGTATTAGACGGGCGATGAGTCGGACTTCTGGCATACCAGCTATACAGAGCGTAACGTGTCCGCGGTGATGATGTCCTAGCAGCCGTCCGTATTTGTTGTATACCCTACTGTCTTTGGTGATCCAATAACCAGGATACCCTGGTATGGGTTTTGTGCCCACCGCTTTTATCCAGCCCGATTGTGTCAGAATATGATCTTTCATGTTATCAGACTCCAAATGTCCTAATTACCAGTTCCGAGGTCGAATGTTGTTCCAGCCTGCCGTTTTTGTGCAACTTGACCACCCCGCGACAATAATGCAGTCTGCGACCATATTTACCATGTATCCCAAATTCGCTGTATACTCTACCGGCTTTTGTTATTCCATACCCTAGGTATCCTGGTATTCGTTGGGCATTTGTTTCTATCCAGCCTAATTGTGTTAAAACATACATTCCCATTATGGTATTCTCTGTCATTACCCTATTCAGGTTTATACTCTATGTAAAGAATAATTATTATATAGTATGTATAAGTACATATACGTATATCTTGAGTATAGGATCAAAGTTTGACAAAAATTTTCTGGTGAGGCATATCTACTATGAAGTACTATAGCCTGTAGTAGATATACGTTTTTACCCGTTTTGGCGTTATGTAGGCTGATTCTGGACCAAACCGCCCAACTTATCGCCCGTTTGCGACATTAACAAAGTGCGAAATAGACCCAAAAAGCTACTATCCAGATTTCTCGGTGAAATAATTGGGCACTGATTTTTTTCCACATAATTTAATCCTCCACTATTGCACAAGGGCAAGCTGATTACTGTTGCACTGGGTGCAATACAGTTTTTTGTTGCCTTCTGCGTCGGGTGGGTGGACGCCCACGGTTTCTTCTGATAGTACTGTGGCACAATGCGTACACAGATACATGTTTGGCTGATATTCTGTCTGTCTATTTTGCATGTTATGCTCCTTGTATGCAGCACCATTGCTGCTATGTATAGTATATACTATGATCGAGAGACATGCAAGTATATTCTCAGATAAATGTGCTTGATAACATACTAACTAAGAGGCAGGCGTGTGTGCATACCTTATCGGACCCCCCGGTGGCACCCTTTGGGACGAGCGGATGGGTCCTGTGGGAACCCTCTCTTGGATCCCCTAGACGTCTTAGAATCACTATTAGCCAGCTAGTTAACAGGGACCCCTATCCAAGTACCCGCCGAAAAATATAAAATATTCTACAGGGATGGATTGCATCCTGGGGTCAAAACCGATAGTATAGAATGGCGGCTAAAAATAAAAGACGGTGTTATAAATGCAAGAAAGAACTGTCCTCGGACAAATTCGGTAATGATAAATATACCCCGACAGGTAAATCGCGTGCCTGTAAGAAGTGTGTAAATGTCGTCAACAAAAAATATCGAGAAGCCAATAAGGGCTCATATAGGGGATATTCGCTAGAACGGTCATATAACATCACTGTAGAAGAGTACGATCAGATGCTAGAAGTTCAGAATGGCGTCTGTGCTATCTGTCATAAACCGGAAACAGCCAAGATAAAAAATGGCGTTACCAGGAGACTCGCTATTGACCACGACCATGAAACTGACACGGTACGCGAATTATTATGTCATAGGTGTAACCTGATGCTCGGCTGTGCTCAGGATAATACAGTAACCCTGCTTGAAGCCGCAATTTATCTTGAAAGGCACCACAATTAAGCTGCTTTTTAGAAACAACTCGGCACCACTGGCTGGCTTTTACGAAGAAGCTACCGATACTATCTACGTTTCCAGTGGATTACCCCCGCTTATTGCTGAATGTGTGTACCTCCACGAACGAGAACACCAGAAATGCTATCTACGCCGTTGTAAGTGCTATTTCGGTCCCCTACATGTCGATGACGACTGTGCTGAGTACCACGCACATAAAGGTGAACTGGTGGCTGTACTGGAGCGGGACAGCGTAGCGTTGGCCCAAGCATATCTGAAGGGCCTGGCGATGGAGAAGGAGAAGATTGCCCTGAACCCGAGACTGTGGCGGTCACACAATCGTGCAGTGGCCAGGATCGAACGCCTGATAGCGTATCGTCAGGTTCAGAACTTGGCGAAGGGCAGACATAACTATTCACCCAGAGGAGAGAAGAAATGAAAGTAATAGAAAGGCCAAGGAATAGTGGCAAAACACAGATGTTACTACACTATATGGAGTTAGAGTCGGACTCCGTCTGCGTGGTAAGAACAGAAGAGATCGCAAAGAGGGTGTTTGAACTTGCTAGAGGCCTGGGGTTGCATTTGACGGGTGATAGGTTCCTCGGTATAACATCCGAACACATACAGGCATTTTGTGCGATGCGTGATACCGGGACAAAAATTCTTGTAGATGACGCGGATTATATCATCAAGAGTTACCCTAAAATGGGGTACGACCTGTGTGCTAGTGCCGACGTAATTACTATAAGCTCCCAGGAGGTGTCTGATGAAAGTTGAATTAGCAGTGGAAAAACACGGAGCGAACGTCGAGTTTCGGGCCAGTATAGTACATGGTCTGGATGAGGTGAAGACCATTGGATTTATGCCCGGAAGTTCACAGCGGACGGACGTAGTTGCTCTCCCCGCCGTTTTTCAGGCCCATCCGGTCGAGAGACACGTCAGGCCGAAGCCCCTGTTGGCGATTCCGCTTGAGGACGCGAAGAGAATGGCGAAGCAGATACTTGGGATAGGGGACTGACTG